ATGGCAGGAAGAAAGAAAAAACGCATTGAGGGCAGCAAGAATGCCCTGTGGACCTTATACCAGAACGCGGATCAGCTGGTACGGGATGAAATTCAGCTGGAGCTGAAAAAGGCTGATCTGTTTGACCACTGGCTGCGCACGGCCAGCGTGGCAGGCTATAACCTGTACCATGCGGCCGCTCCCCTGCGCGATACGTTTGTCCGGCTGCTGCCGGAATCGGCACCCCTGTTTGAGAAGAACGCAAACCTGCAAACCGCTGAAGCATGAGCCAGACAGTAAATACTGAGATCGCGGATCAGGAGCCTTTCCTGCCGGACTGGTCATCCAAACCCGGCAATACCATCAAGTCGGTGATGCTGGAGAAGGAAATCACGCCGGGTTATCTGGCTAAAAAACTGGAACTGTCTGACACCGACTTCCAGAAACTGCTCGACGCAGAGATCCCTGTTACCCCGGGGATTGCCCGTCTGCTGTCAATCTATCTGGGTGCAAGCATTCAGTTCTGGATCAACCGGCAGAAACACTACGAAGAAGCATTACAATCATCACCCGTAATAAACACAGATATGAATCAGGAAACCGTCCGGATCAGCCAGGCTGAAGAGGACATCAAACGCCGCAGAGACGAAAAGGCCGTCATCGACGAGGCCATGCAGGCCCGTGGCCAGTCAGAACCGGATGAAACGGTCATAGCTCCCCCGGCCGCCGAACCGGCCGATCAGGAAGTGGTGCAACTGATTGAGAAGCTGAAGGCAGCGAAAGCCCGCTACAACGAATCAGCCAGAGAGTTCAATCAGCTTGTCAGGCTCGCCCAGGAGTTAGGCCTCGGTATGCAGATCCGACATCACAAAGGAGCCTATAGCGGCTTTTATGAAGGAGATGTAACGGTTAGCGTCACACAGCACATCCGGTTGTAACGTGTATGGATACCCCGTCACTCACGGCTACCCACTGGCCACTGGACCGGATCTATACCGAATGGCTGTTTAACGATCTGTGGGGCCACCCGACCGATGCGCTGCTGGTGATGGCCGGCCGGATTGACCACCAGCTCGATGCGCTGGTCACTGCCGGCAAGATGCTGACCGATGACGGCGTTCACTACGCTACCCTGGAAAAAATCCGGCTTGACATTGAAACCATCCTGACCATCCGCTCCGGATGCGACGACTAATCTCACCGATTCCCATGCTTACCAAACCCTGCAAAGTCCAGTCGGTACGGCCCACGCCGGTCCTCTTTGACCGCAACGATCACGCCGTCACCATCACCACCGCCCATATGTGCCTGCTTCAGGCATCGCTCGACGAAATTATCCGTGCCTGCTGCAAGGCGGATCACCACGACCGCAGCCTGCTCAAATTGTTTGACCGCAATCCGCAGGACGTCCGGATTCAACTGGAGCGGATCCGGATGCGTCACCTTCAGGACTGGGACAGCCGCGAGTACCGGCTGGTACTGACTACCCGCGAGCTGGAGCTGCTGAAAAGCATTGTCCACGACCGGGAGATTCTGCTGGCCGGGGAGCCGGGCTGCCTGGCACGGACCTCGTTTATTTCTGATCTGCTGCTGGCCATCCGTCAGCGGCTGTACACAACCCGCCGCTAAGCCATGCTTGTCGAGATCACCTACCCCGTTGTACTCTTCAATGTCATCCGGCTGCAGATGACTGAAGAGGATCTGGAGCACTTCAAGGGCCTGCCCCAACAGGAGCGTGCGGAGCTGATCTGCCGGCTCAACGACGAGCGGGCGCTGCCCGATATCACGTTCCGGTCGCTGATTGAACAGGCGCTGGAAATTGATTGCGCCCACATTAAGCCGGCAGCGAAGACAACCACTGATACCGGCCGGCCGGTACTGCTGCGGCCGGCCGCGTCGTCCGTGCTCAAGCCGTGGGATAACACCCCGTTTATGCGCCATTATGATACGTGCTGACTTTATCGAGCGCCTGCGGCAGCAGGCCGATATCGTGCAGATCACCGGCGAGCTGATCAAGATCAGAAAAGCCGGCAGCCAGTACAAGGCCTGCTGCCCGTTTCACGAAGAGAAATCCCCGTCGTTCAACATCAACCCGAAGACGCAGAAATACAAGTGTTTCGGGTGCGGCCAGAGCGGCGACGTGTTCCGGTTCGTGATGAATTTCAAACGTTTTACTTTCACCGAGGCCGTCGAGTACATCGCCGGCCGCTGCCACCAGGTTGTGGAATATGAATCCCCAGACTACAAACCCAGCCGTTTCCGGGACATACAGTTATGATGACTATTATACGATCAACCAGAAGGTTGCCGAGAAGTACCATCGCACCCTGCTGGAAGAGAAAAGCGCCCCGGTGCGGGCGTATCTCTACAGCCGCGGCCTCACCGACGACGCCATCCGCCACTGGCAGATCGGCTACGCCCCCAGAGACTGGCGGCACCTGACGACCTCGCTGATCGAGAACGCCATATTTGAGCCGGCCGCGGAGCTGGGCGTCGTGGTGAGCGAAAACGGCCGCAACCGTGATTTTTTCTACGACCGGATCATTTTTCCGATCCGCGATGAGCAGAGCCGGGTCACGGGCTTTACCGGCCGCACGGTGGGTAAGCCCGCCGACGGGCAGCCCAAATACCTCAATATCCGTAACACGGTGCTCTTTGAAAAGTCCGAGGCCATGTACGGTATTCACCGGGCGATCCGGGAAATGAAGCGAACCAAAAAAGCGGTTCTTGTCGAGGGGCAGCCCGACGTAATCAGCCTGCACCGCGCCGGGCTGGAGAACGCGGTGGCCAAATCGGGCACGGCGCTGACGCAGAAGCAGACAGAGCTGCTGCTGCGTCACTGCGACGTGGTGACGCTGATCTACGACAACGATACCGCCGGCCAGAAGGCCCTGGAGAGTAATCTGGAGAGCCTGCTGCTGTCGGGCCTCAGGGTCAAGATCTACCGGCTGGCGGACGGTTTCCACGATGCCGACGACTGGCTGACCTGGGTGAGTAAGGTCTTTGGCGCACCGCTGGAAGACTGCCAGCGCCCGCTGGGCATTGCCCGCTATGTGGAGCAGGAATCGGAAGACGGCTTTCTGAGCCTTGCCGAAAAGCTGCTGAGCACGGACCTGATCGACGAGCGGGTCGAGGGCAGCCGCCGCATCGTGGAGATGCTGGCCAGCATGCGCGACGGCCACTGGGCGCAGGAGTATCTCTCGGAGCTCTGCAAGCGCCGCAAATACGGACTGAACCAGAAAGACATCTGGAAACAGGTGCAGGAGCGGAAAAACCCGGCCAAAGAGGTCCGGGACGATGACGGCGACGATCACTGGGAGCTGCCCGAGTGGGTCGAAGCCCGCGAGGTGCGCGAGTGGGGATTTGCCGAGCGCCTCAAGGGCGATAAGCAGTGGCCGACGGGCTATTACTTCGGCACGCTGTCGGGCTCGCTCGACCGCATGCCGGTGACCAACTTCGTGCTCACCCCGCTGTATCACATCAAAGACCGGGGCAACGTGCGGCGGCTGGTTGAGATGACCAACGGCCACAAGCGGGTGTACGTCGAGATTAACTCCAAGGTGCTTAACTCCGTGCAGAGCTTCGAGGAGGAGGTCTCCAACTTCGGGCATTTTATGACGGATGCGAAGTTTAAGCGGGATCATCTCAAGCGCATTGCCAACAAGATCATGGCATTGACTCCGGAGGTGTTTCCCATCAAGACGCTGGGCTGGCAGCCGGAAGGTTTTTTTGCCTGGAGCAATGCGGTGTACAACGGACATCTGGAGCACTACGATGAGCACGGGATTGTGAAGATGGAAAACGGGGATCATTTCTTTTCGCCGGCACTAAGCCCGATTTTCGCCAATTTCCGCCAGGAGGACGACGCCTACCAGTTTGATAAGTACCTGTCGTTTCAGCCCTCGCCGGTCGCCTTCGGGGAGTGGGCAGCCCTGCTGAAAAAAGTATACGGCGAGCGGGCGATCATCGGATCGGTCTTTGCCGTGACGGCCCTGTTCCGCGACGTGGTGCTCAAATCCAGCAAGATTCCGATTATCTACTGCTACGGGCCCAGAGACTCCGGAAAATCCACGTTTGCCGAATCGATCATGTACCTGGTTTTCGGCGGGCTGGACGCGTCGGGTAAGCTCATCAAACCGCTCAACTTTACCAGCTCGCCCACGAAAGCGGCCTTCTGGACAGCAATGTCCAGATACCGCAACTGCCCGTACGTGTTTAACGAGTTCGACGATCAGCGGGTGGAAGACTGGGCCTTTGATGCGTTCAAATCGGCCTGGGACAACGAGGGCCGTCTGCGGCAGAAAAAGGATGATTCCCAGTCATCGGAAATGCAGAATGTGAACTGCGCCCCGATGATTGTGGGGCAGTACCTGTCCACCCGCGATGACGGATCGGTCACCAGCCGCTCGCTGATCTTTGAGTTTGTCAACCGCAAGGACGATCCGTTTACGGACGAAGAGATCCGCAACTACGACCGGCTGCGGGATCTCCAGCAATCGAACCTGTCAGGCATTCTGACCGAGATTCTGCCGTTCCGGAAAAAAATGGAAACGGAGTATCAGACCGTGGTGCGCAAAATCAAGGAGCAGCTGCGCGAGCGGCTGGAGCAGCTGGAGGTCAAGCAGTACCAGAGCCGGACGTTCGAAAACGTCACCTGCCTGCTGGCGGTCTACGAAACGCTGAAGGAGGATCTGGTCTGGCCCTTTGAGGCGCCTGAGATCTGGGAGTACTGCATTCAGATGATCAAGCAGATGTCGGCGCTGCTGACCGAAACCGATGCGCTGAGCTCGTTCTGGAGCATGCTGGAATATCTGCTCGACCGCGCCGAGATTACCGGCGGCTGGGATTTCCGCATCGACACCGTTACATCGGTCAAGCTGCACGGGGGCGACAAGAAGGCCTACGAGAAGAGCTTCGACAAGCCGAAGCGGCTGCTGTACCTGCGGGTGAAAAACGTCTGGAAGCCCTACGCCGAAAACGCCCGCCGGCAGGGCGAAACGCCGATGAAGGAACAGACGCTGACCGTGTATCTGCGCCAGCAGGCCTACTACATTGGCTGGAATAACAGCATCTGGTTCAAGCGCGGGACCGAGGGCACCAACTCCAGCGCCCTGGTTTTCGATTACGACATGCTGGCCGAACGCTCGGGCATCAGTCTGGAGCGGGCGCCGGAAGAGAGCCCCGACAGCCGCGCGGTGATGAGCTTTTCGGGCGTGCTGGTGAAAACCATCGAGAAGGTACCCGCCGGCTCCGGGATCATGATCATTTTCTGGCTCCAGGTTACCATGATAAAAAACCATGAGTCGGAGATTTTCGACACCGATCAGTACGCCATCAAGTGCTACTCGCCGGATCTGGCCCATGCCGGTCTGCAACCCGGCGGCCGCTACCAGGTCTCCGGTGCCTACAGCGAGCAGCCGTATCAGAACGCTGCCGGCAAGGGCGTCCTGCGCAAGCTGGACGTAACCGAAGTCACGGAGCTAAACACCATCGCCTATGAACAGGGATTTGAACAGCGCGACCCCGTCTTCTGATCCGCTCCGGCTGGTCAAATTCGGCACGCTGCTGAGAAACCGCAGCGGCGAGGGGCTGGTGGTGGTGTCGGTGGTCGAGGGCTTCCGCAGCGGCCGGCCGGTGATAACCCATCTGGAGCTGCTGGAGTGTAAGACCCAGCTGCTGCACGAATACCTGCCGGAGGAGATCCGCAGCGCCCTGACGCAAGGCCTGCTGACGATCGCAAGGCCCAACCGGTCCCGGACCGTGAACCGCTGGAAGCAGGGCGGTGAGACCCCGTGGCGCAGTGATGAGTAAACCATTTTAACCCCAATAACAACATGGCAGAACAGACAGAAAAGCCAACAATTACCGGTATCTGCAATCAGCTCTACCGGCTGAGAGACGACCTTTTACTGCTCCGGCTGAGCGAAGGTCCGAGACCGCAGGGATGGACAGACCTCCATAATAACGCCCTGGAGGAGAAATTGTCCGAAATCGACAATCTGATTAATCAGCTCTACCAGATCGGCTCACAGCCGGAAATCACCGCAACACTGGAGCAGACAACCGATGAACCTAAACTGGTGCTGCATGACATTGACCTCTGGCAGGTCAAACCTGACGGAACGCTGTACAACGGCTTCTGCAACCGCGCCGGTGTTGACCTTGAGCAGGAAACCTTTGCACCCGATATCCGGCTGATCCAGAAAACCGACTCGCTGCGCCGCCAGATCAGCCGGTTGATTGATGATCCCGTCTTTGGAAACAGGCTTAATTATCCGGACCTGCAGGCATTGTTCCGGAGTCACTGGGAAGAAATCATGCGTTGTCCGGACCGCGTCAGGCAGGATCAGCTTTGCACGCAGCTGCGCAACCTGATCGATCACACCGGAGACCTTGCCAAATCGGTGATGACTGTAACGATTCAGGACGTAAAACTTTTCAGATAACCAATAATTCGTACCAACATGCAACAGTTCATTTTTTCGGGCCGTCTGGGCCGTGATGCCAGAGTGGTAGAGGTCGCCGGCGGCGATTCATTTGTCTCCTTCGCCGTGGCTGTCGATGATTCGTACAATGACAAGTCCGGCAACCGCGTGGAGCGTACCGACTGGTACGATGTGACCTACAACAACGCCAAAGTAGCCCCGCTGCTGCTGAAAGGCGCCGGCGTGCTGGTGATGGCCCAGAAACCCATTGCCGAGCAGTATGAGAAAGACGGCTTCGTGCACGCAAAAATCAAGGTCCGGGCCCTGCGGCTGGAAGTCTTCAAAAAAGCCGAATCAGAATCCGGCTCCGGTCAGGGCATGGCCGGCCAGATTGCGCAGCGGGATCCGGTAACCGAACAGCCTTTCGGCTCGGGATCCCACGGCAGGACGTCAGCGATTCCGCCGGCGGTACCGCCGGTTAACACCACGCAGCAGAACCTGGTACAGGGCCAGACGGGCGCCGACGATAACGACCTGCCCTTCTGATGAAAGCGCTGCTGCAGTGGCTTCCCGTAGCCCTGCCCGCCCTGCTGGTACTGGCGGGCGGGATCAGCTGGCGGCTGGTTACCCGGACGGCCGCCGCTAAAAACACAGATCCGGTTCACCGTATAAAAAAACGCTATGCAGCCTATCACAACCAATCCCGCCGTCGTTCGCCTGCGCGGCCGTAACGGCAAGTTTATTCCCGTGCCCCTGAGCCAGATTGTCCGCATGGAGGGCGACATTAACTACAGCTGGGTGTATCTGACAGACGGCACCCGGCTGGTGCAGGGCAAGTGCCTGAAGATGATGCAGCAGGCGGTGCCGGGCTTTATCCGGATCCATAAATCGCATCTGGTCAACCCGCAGTTTATTCACCGGTGCATGGTGCCCAGGGGCCGCGAAGGGGAAATCATCATGCGCTCCGGGCTGACGCTGCCGGTCGCCAAACGCCGCGGCAAAGAGCTGCTGGAAACGTGGGAAGGGGTTGCCGCATGACCCGCTTTCAGTATACGGTAACGGTCGATATGGACCTGACGGCAGGGCCCCTGCAAACCGTCTTTCACGGCTGGCGGGTCGGTTACTCGGCGATGATGCCGCCGGATGCTGAAGAGTGGACCGGACCCGACGGCCGGTTAACCCCGGAAGGCAGCACGGCCCTGCTGCACGCGCTGGCCAGAGGCATCGATGCGGTGATCCGCCGCAGCAAGGCCGATTACGGCGCTTCGGATGCACAGCTGCTGCGGGATACGGTCGAAACCCTCGAAGAATTATTCATTACTAACCTTGATCTGAAAACCCATGGCCTGGCAGTCGAAACTTACGAAAGATGATTTTACCATTATCCGCCTCGGATCAGCGATATCGGTCTATGATCCGGTCACAAAGAAAGAGATACCGGTGCGCAGCCATGAGCTGGAAAACGCCGCTGCCGGCGGCGATACCGTTACGCCGCTTCAGCTGATTGACTACCTGATCGGCAGTGGCCGGCTGACCCATCCCTTTGATGAATTTGTTTAAACCAGTTTTCCGATGAATACCAATCCCGAAAAACCACCGATTGTTGCCGTGACGGCAACCCGTCTGCGGGCCGAACAGATGCCCAACCGCAAAACCCGCCGGACGCAGTTTATCCATACCGGCAAGCTGCCGGTGAAGGGCAGCAAACCGGTAAATATCCTGAGCTCCCTACAGGATGCCTCCCTGCTATGTGTGATGCCCGACGGCAGCGGTTATCTGCTGAGCGCAACATTATTTGCTAACGAATGCTCCGTGCTCTGGCAGCAGGAGAACACCCCGAAAGCGGAGCCGGATCCGGTCCCCGCCGCTACTAACGCCTAACGCTCCCTGATTTTTCTGCTACTGACAGCCGGCCATGCGCCGGGTTGGGGATACTCATTTCAATTCTGAATGGAAACGACACAAAATCTCTACACGCCGGGTACAATCCGGCTTCATTCAGGCCGGTACGTGGACGTAACCGGCCTGACAAAGGACGATATCCAGCTGGAAGATATCGCCCACGGGCTCTCCCACCGCTGCCGGTTTTCGGGGCACACGGTGCGGTTTTACTCCGTGCTTGAGCACTCGCTGCGGGTGGCGGAACTGGTACCGGCCGAGCACCAGCTGGCCGCCCTGCTGCACGATGCCAGCGAGGCCTACCTGTTTGATATGCCCTCGCCGGTGAAGCAGTTCTTCCCGCAGCTGGTGGATCTGGAGCACCGCGTCTCCATGGTCATCTTTCAGCGCTTCGGGCTGCTGAGCAGCTGGCCGCTGGCGGAGGTGATCAAGCGCGCCGATACCCGCGCCCTGGAGGAGGAATGGGCGGGGCTCATGATCAGTGACAATAACAACATGGGGCACCGCGATCCCAAAAACGTACGGGCGGCGTGGCTGTTTGCCGTCAGGGCCCGGCTGCGTGAACGGGGGATGGTGCAGGAAGGGGGTGCGGTATGAAATTCAAGATAATGGCAGGGACCGAAACCTACGCCCGTATCAATGCCATCGCCGCTGAAATTAAGCGGTGTCAGAGGGAAGCAATTGCTGTCACGGAGGAACTGGGCGGCAGCGGGTATTATGGAGAAGTACTGTACGTGGATACCGGAATCACAGCAATCACCTGCGAGCAGCCGCCCGCATGGCCCTATAAGCGGGTGAGGAAGCGGGGACACGGGGCAGCGGCTTATTTTCCAAGGAACGTAAAGGCAAATCAGGCTATTCTGGAGCGTATCCGCAGGCTGCCGAAAGTGCATCAGGATCAGCTGAATCAGGCCATCGGGTTTGTCGCCCATTGCGTTGATGACCGGTATTTCTTCAGCTTCGGACTACTTACCGGCAAGGACTTCCATCTGGTGAGCATCGACGAGCGGGCGGACTACACGCCGCTTCCCGACATGAGCGAGATCACCGTGTCTGAGTACAAACAACTACGGGAGCAGGGAGGTGAGCCGTGAACGAAGAACAGGAACAGGCATTCCGGACGGCCTGGGACTTCCAGATGCAGCTGCTGGCCGAAGAGCTGGCAGCTGCCCGCGATCAGGCTGTGGAGAAATACCGCAACAGGGGACTCAACGGTCACCCGCCTGCCCGCATGGCCCGCGTAACGATGAACATGACGCTGATGGACATTCTAACCTCTCGCAGCCAATGAACCTACTTTTTTTACCCCGTCGGACAATATAAGCAAACCAGCTAGCTGGAGCGAGAAGGAGATCAGTTACGTGCGGGCTAATTACCTGCTGAAAAACAACCAGGAGATGGCCGCTGAGCTGGGCCGGAGCCTGGCCTCGGTAAATGATCTGCTGTCGGCCAGACTGAAGCTGAAGCGGCCTAAGGAGCTGGTCATCCGGTTCCGGACCCGGTCCCGGAAAAAATCGGATGGATGGAGTCAGCAGGAACTTGATTTTCTGAAGGACAACTACCTGCACATGACCAATGAGGAGCTGACGGTGGCACTGGGCCGCACGAAAGGGGCCGTGCAGACCTGTCTTCATAAACGGCTCAGGGTAACGCGCCCCGCCGGCTGGTTCAGTCAGCACCATCACCGGTTTAAAAAGCAGGATAATATCTGGTCCCAGGCCGAGATCGGCTTTGTCAGGGAAAACATCGAGCTGATGACCAACGAGGAAATTGCCAGGGAGCTGGGCCGGACAAAAGGAGGTGTCAAGTCAATTATCAGGCGTTACAATCTGCTGCGGTCGAAAGAGGCGATCAGCCGTTTCGGAAAACGCCCTAATGCAGGGCACTATAAAAAAGGGCAGCTGCCGCTGAATACCATCTACGATGAGGGCGAAGTGGTCAGGATCCGCCATGCTAAAACCGGTGCCGGAAGACAGAAACTCCCTTACAAATACATCAAGCTGGATATGGGCAAATGGCAGCAGTATCACCAGGTAATCTGGATACGGGCCAACGGTCCCATTCCGGACAAACACATCGTCGTTTTCCGCAACGGCGATCAGATGGACTGCCGGCTGGAGAACCTGGAGCTCATTACCCTAAAGGAAAACGCCATCCGAAACTCGGGCAGTATCCGGCTCACCGACGGCTATGTGGCCCAGACAATGTCCCCCCGCAACGCAGCGCTGCGCGAGCAGCTCAAGGAATTTCCCGAACTCATCGACGCCCGCAGGGCACAATTACAACTTAAACGCTTAATAAAACATGACAACGCAGAGCATTCAGAAGACTGAAAACAGGGTAAAGGCCATGATCGGAAAGACATTCATGGTCAATGCGTTTGCCCACAAGATTGTAAACTACCAGATCCAGGACGGCAGACTGACTCTGGTTTCGGACAGGAAGTTCTTCCCGGCCGTCGAGCTGGTGAACGCCGACCGGTTTCTGGAGCAGTTTCTGGAAACCGACGAGGAAGCCCTGCCGGCCGTAGTAGCGGAGAACCGGCGTCGCTTCAGGTAGCGGGCGACATTAAGAACATCCTGATGGAGAACATCCGGAAAGTACAGGCTGACAAGAGCTACATCCCGCAGGCGGCCGAGATCGCCAATCAGGTCGATAAGCTCTTTGCCATGGCTAAACTGGAAATTCAGTACATGCAGCTGGTGAAACACGCAAACAAAGCCGATGAAAGCTGATATTTTCTCGCTGCCCTACCGCGCCAGACCATGCCCTCCGGCCATGCCGGAGGCTGTCTGGCGGGCCTTCGCCGAAGCGGCCGATCACCGCGGCTCCCGTGACGAATGGCTCGTTAAGTGGCAGGCCTATCAGGCGCTCCACGATCAGTATTATACTCCCGACGGCAAGCTCAGAGAGCAGCCCAAAACAGAAAGTATATGAAAGGCATCAATTTTATCCGGCAGATGTACGAGCGTACCGTGGCCGGCATCAAGACCCAGACCCGCCGGACGGGCGGGCTGGAATATATTAATGAAGCAGCCGATACCTGGCTACATCTTGGCTGCGGGCCGGTCGATGAAAGCGGCAAGCTAACCGTCACCGGTGCACAGCCGGGAGAAAAACTTCTTTCTATAGTGCATACCACCAACAGGAACGTTTTGAGGGGATATGTGGACAGCAATAGCAATGAGCTCACCTTTCACGGCTTCAAACGTTCTGACCGGCGTAAACAAGTAGCCGTTTTCCGGCACAAGGAACGTGGCTACACGTACCATTTTGTGTTTCCCTGCTATCAGCCCGGCGAAACGCTCTATCTGAAGGAGCCGTATCAGACAGATCCGGAAACGAATCAGCTTATCTACCGGTTCGACCGGCCGGTCCGGGAAGGAGATAACCGTGAGGTGAAATGGAAAAACAAACTGTTCATGCCGGCATCAGCTGCCAGAGCCTGGATCCGGATCACCGGGGTACGCTGCGAGCCGGTCAGACAGATCAGCGAGGCTGACGCAAAGGCAGAAGGGGCTGACTGCGGTATCCTGCGGCTGGAGAAGGGACAGGTTGCGCAGCTGATCCGGACAGATCCGCCCGAAGGCAGCTACCGCAACGGGTTCGAATTCATCCTGCACTCGGTTACGGGCGGGGCGCAGGCGTGGCAGGATGACAAGTGGGTATTTGTCTATGAATTTGAGCTGGCCGAGAAACCATGAAAGTAACCTGGACATACTACCTCAAGGAAGAAGGCCGCACAATTGATCTGGAGGTAATCTACGTACCGGCACTGGACAAGCATACCCTGAAGGGCGGCGGCTTTCGTACCATGGACAACGTAGCGATCGTCAACCGGTCAACCTTTCATATTTTCAGCCACGGCGAACTCAGTGAACGGCAGGCAGCCTACCGGCACCTTGTCCTGCTATGTAAGTCAGGAGGGCTGAGAATCGGGGATGATCTGATATCGATCCCGGAAGTGATTCAGGCAGAGAACAGCAACCGGCTGCCCGGTGAAGATCCACAAGCCGGAATTCAGTCTCAGCTGGCAACCTTAGGTTTCCTGCCCAACGAACGCCTGATATGCGGTCTGCGCCCCCATTTCCGGCGCGGCGATGACATTCTGTTTCTGATCGGAGCCAACTACTGGATCCGTAAAATTGCGATGATCGGCATCTGCGTGGCAGCGTATCCGCATGAGGTTTTCGGCGTACTGATGCCCGGCGCTCCGGATAACGCAGCGAAGGACTGGGTGACAGATCCAAAAATGAAACTGCTGCAACCGGATCCGCCGGCGATCGGCCGCTGGAGTAATGATGGCAACTCGATTATTTACCAACCCTACACATTTAATTAAGCTATGGAACAAATGACACTGGCTGAGGCCATCGAAAAAGGATACGATTATTGCCTAATGAAGGGCGATAAAAATGTAACAGAGCTACGTGACGTAGATATTGAGGATCTGGCCGAACGGGGAGCGGTGTTGTGTAAGAGCGATCCGGTTTTCTATGAAATCAATTCGGAAACGCTCCGGCAGATTGTAATTGATCATTTTAGCAACGGGGAGTCTTTCAATGATCCAGATAGGGAAATGGCGTCAGCGGTGGAGGATATGAGCTTGACACAGTATGAGCCGCTGACAACCTTGATTAACGATGCGATTTCGTGTTACTGTTTTTATCCGACACTTAAAATAGAATTGATTCTTTAAAATATTACATACAGGATATTTAATTAATTTAAGGACCATGTTTAAACCAGGCACTGTCGTTAAATCACGTCTGCGGACAGAGAAGCATCCGCTTTTTCTGATAGTAGTAGACGAATACAGGGAAGATGAATCTGATTTGTTATCTTTTAAAGCCGTTGTTTTGACAGATAAAGGCAACGGAGACGAGTATTATCCGGGAGAATTGTCCAACGCCTGGAACACCCCGAATTTTATCGTTTCAAGCTGGGCAGAAGTCAAGGAATATCTTCATGACTGAACGGGCTTCAAGCCCAAAATCACACAAGGAGGCAAAAGCCTCCTTTTTTTTTGGACATTTTTAATTTTTGCCCGATTAGTCTACAAAATCCACCATTTTGATATTATGAATGATAATTAATTTATTTAGTTATCACTGTGCCAATATCAGTAACTTAACAGTAGCCTGCCGGGGCAAAAACCGGAGGCTCTCCCCTGTTCTCCCGAGTTGTCCCGAGTAAGTCCCGCACCGCTCCCGCATCCATTACCGTATGGTCATGTATAAAAAAGGCCGTTTCCGGCGTTTTGAGCGGGGTCGTTTTTGGCTTTTGAGAAAAAACGAAAAGCTGTAGCAACCCGTGAAAATCCTCCCGCAAACTCCCGCAAATTCCCTGCTTAACTTAACTTATTGATTATTATATACTTATTATTTATTATCTATTAAAAACCACAGGGGAGTTTGCGGGACGTGCGGGAATTTGCGGGAGTGCGGGAGGATTTTGAAAACCGTTACGCACTTTTGGGCATCACGCATTTTTTTTGCGCCTTCCCTTCTCCCGGCCTGTTTCGGGGCTGATCCGGCATTTTTGTGTTTTTCACGGTTTGCGGTTACGTGTGCCGCAGTCTGATTATGCGGCTACCGCCTGCCCTCTCCGCGGTGGTAACTTAGGGGCAGGTTTACCCCCGTCAACTAATGAGAAACGATCCGGTAATTTTTCCGCTGCCCGTCTGCGAGCACGTCTATAAGTATCTGCGTGTGCGGCTGGCCGGTGAGCCGCTGCTGGCAACCTTTGAGAATGCTCCGGTCGGCACCTGGCTGTGGGCACTGGCCCAAAGCGAAAAGGTACACCTCTATCAGAAGCACGGCGGCCGCGTAAAACGGTACCGCAAGTACCGGCTCGACGAAATGTCGCGTAATTACGTGGTGGGCATCTACGAGTTTCATACCTCCCGCTCCCAGCTGCTGCTCAACATCGCCGAGCTCCAGATCTTCAACCGGATTGTGACTAAGTTCATGTTCGACGATCTGCTGGGGGATATCGACGCGCGGGATCCCGCCGTGACCGTGCAGCGGGCGATCCGCAACATTGCCGACCGGTATGATTTCTCGGACGATGACCTCTCGGAGGCCAGTCTGGAGCAGCTCTACTACCGTACCCGCGCGGGCCGTAACCGGCAGTCCTACCGCCGGCCGGACTGGGATTCGGTGATGCGTACAACGATTGTCGGGGAGACGGCCCCTGCCGCGCCGATTATTTACGCCCATGAATGATCTGAACTTTACGCCCGGCAGCGCCAATACCGGCGGGGTGTTTCTGCTGCGGTTTGCCCCGCTCGACAGCATTACGGCCATCGGTACGGAGGTAACCTTTGCCGCCGGCGCCCGCTGGCTCTCCTGCTACGGCTCGGAAGGCTCGCTCAGCTGGGAGGAGCAGCAGAAGGATACCGATAACGGGCCGGTCTGGGAGCTGAGCGTACAGGCGTTTCTGCCCGGCGACTCGGCCGCTATCCGGGCCCGGCTGGCGGCAATGACCACCCGCCGCTTTGTGCTTGAATGCGAAGACAACGAGGGGCTGGTCCGCCGCGCCGGCGCGGTCGGGGCGGGCCTTACCTTCAGCTATAGTTTTTCGCCGGGTGCCAATCCCGGCGAGCGGCGCGGCAACCGGATCACCTTTGCCGGCCAGCTGACCGCACCGCCTGACCTTATTGATTGACTGACTGATTGAACTTTGGGAACGTATAAAGCCGGACGGGTATCCTGTCCGGCTTTTTCTGCGTACAACGATTGTCAGGCAGAGCTGCCGTGCGGGGGCGCAATTTCCGGCATGGATAGCATGCAGACCCTTGCCTCTCTTATACAGCACACCTGGCTGATTGATCAGGCGGCCGGCCGTTTTGTACTCCGCCAGCTCCTTGAAAACAAGGCACAGCCGGCCGAACCCGCCGTTACGTATGCCGGCGTCCGTTCTTCGGCTCCGTCCCTGATGGGCGGCGGTACGCAGGGCGCCATGCCGGGCTCGGTGGTGGTTATCTGCGTGGACTACCCGCTCTACGGCTTTTACGCCGACTGGCTCTGCCGGCAGCTGCAGCAGGCCTCGATGAACGAAAACGTCGTCGGTATTATCTGCAGGATCAACTCGCCGGGCGGCGTGGATCAGGCGGCCTATAAGCTGTTTGACACAATCCAGGCGATTAAGAAGCCCAAAATCGCCCTGTGCGAATACGGCCTGATGGCCTCGGCCGCCTACTGGTTTGCCCTGGGATTCGACTACATCATGGCCAGCCGTGCCACCGACCGCATCGGCTCGATCGGCGTCTACAGCACCTTCATGGACGATACGGGCTTCTGGGAGCAGTACGGCTTTACGCTGAAGGACATCTACGCTCCCGAGTCGGACCGCAAGAACGAAGAGTTCCGGGCCGCCCAGGAAGGGGATTACAGTCTCTACGAGGCCAATAACTCCCGGGTAGCGCAGCTGTTCATTGCTGCGGTCAAACAGTATCGCGCCGGTAAGCTGAAAATCACCAAAGCCGATGATCCCACGCGCGGCGCCCTGTACGTAGCCAGCGACGCCCTTAAAAACGGCATCATCGACGAGATCGGCACGGCCGACCGCGCCCTTCAGCTGATTGCCCGCATGGCCGCCGGCGAGACGATTCAGGACATCCTCAAATCCGAAGCCCCGGACGATGCCGGCGAGGAGGATGACGATCCGGAAGAGGATCCGGAGCACGAGCCGGACGACGCCCCGGAAGCTGCCGCACAAATTCAGTCCAGTAACCAAAATCCCGATACATCTATGTTTGGCGACAAACACAAAAAGCTGACGGCTCTGGCCGGTCAGGCTGCCGTCAGTGACGAGCAGCTCAACGAGGTAAATGCCAACCTCGATTCTCTGGGCATTACCGGCGTGCGGGTGATCAGCACCGGCTACCTGAACGAGGCAGAAAATGCCGTTTCGGCCCTGGCCACCGCCAACACCACCATCACCACGCTGACCGCCGAGCGCGACAGCTACAAGGCCAAAGCCGAGGCCTACGGCTCGCAGCCGGGTGCCACGCCGAGCAAGGTCGAGAAAGCCGAAGAGCCGCTGGCGACCGCTACGCCGCAGGTGATCTCGGAAACTGATGCCGAAATGCAGCGCATGCTGAAGAAACAGCAGGGCAAATAAGCCACCGTTCACCAACACTCACCCGTAACTTCTCACTCTCTTTCCACTATGGCTATCGTAACCACAACAAACGATATCTCCGCCATCAACAGCTACGCGGGATCCTACCAGTCCCAGATTATTGCGTCAGTTGTGAATGGTCTGGATATCGTTAACGATGTGACGCTGATCCGCAACCTGCGCGAGCCCCGCATTCTGCCGAAGTATTCCGGCAACGGCGGCATGCGTCCCCTGAATACCGACGTCCGCACGCCGAAGGGGAAAGCCGGCAGCTTCTCAACGCGCACCATTACCCCGCGCACGTCGATGAAGATTCTGGATGTCATTCCGGAAGAACTCCGCAAGACGTTCCTGGGCCGTGATCTGGCGGCAAATCAGAAGGAATATCCGCAGGGCTTTGCCCAGTATTTCTGGGCCGAACAGGGCCGCGTGATTCAGGCCGAAATCAACGACAACGCCTATTACGGGGTTGATTCCGAGTCGATCGCTGCCTACAATGCCGGCTCTACCTACGCAGTGGGTGACCGGATGATGTTTACGGATAATGTCTTTTACCGCTGCGTATCGGCCACAACGGCCGGCCAGTCGCCGGTGACAAACCCGGCCAAATGGGTAGACTGCGACAGTGAGGTGCTGGCCAAGGGCTTCGGTACCATCATTGCCGAGCTGTACGCCTCCGGGCTGGCTACGGCCAACAAGATCGCTACCGGCGCCATCACCAGCAGCAACTGCTTTGACAAGGTCACGGACTTCTACAACGCGATGACTACGGCGAAAAAGGCCAAAGGCGGCTTTTTCTACGTCAGCTACGACATCTACCAGAAGTACGCGCTCTCGCTGCTCAATAAGTTCACCAATGGTACCAGCGCCTTCCAGGTGCCGGGTACGCCGAACTACTTTGTGTTTGGCTCGGGGAACAAATGGCAGCTCAAGCCGTGCACGTGGATGGGCAGCTCCCAGCGCATCATCGCCACCCAGATGGAAAACCTCTACATGGGTACGGATCTTACCTCTGATCTCAACTCGATCGGCAACATGGTTCCGCACATCCACGGCATGACCTATAAGTACCAGATGATTCTGGCTTATCAGATCGCTGATCCGGATATGCTCTTTGTCAACGATCAGGTTTAACCGCTAACCCTCCGGTAACGCCCTGCCTGCGGGGCGTTACCGTCTGATTTTACCATGGACGAAAAAGACAAACTGATCGCTGATCTCAGAGAGCAGCTGATCAAGAAAGACGAGGTCATTGCCGCAAGGGACAAGACCATTGCCTCGCAGGAAACGGACCTGACGGCTGCGGCCGGGCTGGTTGCCGGGCTGCGCCAGAAGCTGACTGCTGCCGAAGCTACGGCAGAGACGGCTCCCGCAAAACCGACGCTGACCGTCGCCAGGAAGGAATACGAGTTTCTCTCGGATTTTAGCTGGAAGGGCGAGGAAGTAACGTTTGAGGTGCTGAAGGCCAACAAAAAACTGGCTGAGGAGCTGGTGAAGGAAGGCGTGGGTAACCTGCGGCTGCTGACACCGGAACAGGCGTAATTCCGATCTGTATTCACCCGTAAACCAGTACTAACCAATGGCTATTACATACGCAGATATGCTGCCGCCGACCGGCGAAGAGGTGAACATGGGCGGTCTCTCCGAGCGCCTGTGGTTCGCCCGTAAGGTCGATATCCAGACGTGGTCCGCTCCGGCCGCTTCGCCGGCCAGCCCCTACATTCTCACGTCGGCCTTTCAGATGAAAACCGGCAAGAAATTTTACGAGTGCTATATCACCCAGGACACCGGAGACCTGGAGCTTCAGTCGATCGGCGAGGTGGACGGTAAGTCCTTCAAGCCGGTGCTGAAAGCGTTCTACCCGGGTCTGGAGGATGCGGCCATCACGTTCTTTAACCAGATCAAAAACGATGTGATCATCGTGATCGCCGAGCTGCCAGACGGCAAGATGCTTCAGCTGGGTAACGAACGTTTCTCGATGCGGGTATCGCCGAATTTTAAGACCGGCGTAAACTCCGGCCGCGGCCGTGGCATGGAATTCGAAGTGACCGGTTTCATTCCTTACATCTACCGCTATGCCGCGACCGTCCCAGTCACCCCTGCCAGCTAACGAGCCGGCAGCGACACGCTTTTTCAGCGTGACGGGTCTGGCGCCGGCGGATGAGATGCCGGTCTATTTCGAGGGCAAACGCTACGATCTGGCCCGGCTCACTGATGAGGAGGCGGAATACCTGCTTCAGTTTCCGGAGCAGGTGCCCTACCTGACACGCAACCCGTAACCAAAAGCCCGGCCTTTCCCCCGGGCTTTTTTTGTATGACCGACCTGGAACGACTTACTGCCTGGCTGGAGGCTCCGGTGTATCCCGCCGGCGTGCTGCTGTACGAGCGGCTGATCGGGACCGGCTTTGTACTCTCGGTACTCAAGGCGGGTGAAGACAGCTACAGCCGCTCGGTGCTCGAAGCTGCGCTGAGCGAAAAACATGCGCAGCTGCTGGCTGAGCAGCAGGCCCGGCAGCAGGAGCTGCCGCCGGTGCTGGCCGAAGGTAAGCTGCGGGCGGGAAAGCTGCTCGACGAGCGGATCGTGCTCAAGGAACGCATGCGGCTGCTGCATGCGGGCGGTACCTCCTCCGGCGATCAGCTGCGGGAGCTGGCTTTTCAGGTGCTGGCACTCAACGATCAGCTCGATGAGCACTTCGGGCAGCAGGATTTCTATGAGCAGCACGGCTATCTGCCCGATGCGGATCCCCCCTCCTGCACCACCCCCCTGGCGCTGACCACCCGCCGCAATACGCTGCGGACCTACGTGACCCGCTACAGCAAGCAGCTTCAGCAGGCCTACGGGGCCGGCGAGATCAGCCGGCTTCAGCACAAGCTCGACCATTACCGGGCCGAGCTGTTTGCCGTAGAAACTGAGCTGCAGAAAGCCGCTGCGGATTGAACCCTGTGAACCCCCTGATTGATTTCTGTGAATTTTATCCCTCAAACGTGATGATATCCCTCTCATTAACAGACGACGGCCGGCCCTGTCTGGAATTTACAATCTCCTCCCGGCCCGCCGGCATTGACAGTAAGTTACTGAAGTCATTTGCAGAGCAGGCTGCATCCGGCGCCCTGGTCTGCCAGCCTGCCGGCGAGCCGGTTAAGTGCGATGACGGTACTGAGCTGACCACGTATCAGATCCGTGTCCAATGAGCAGCGAGCTGACAACGTCATCCGGCGGCGGGCTGGCTAAGTGGGAGGATAAATTCGACCGGGTCTACCGCTGGTACCGCGATGAGACAGGCAGTATTACCCTGCCGGCGGAGCTGGAACAGGAGCGCCGGCAGTGGGCCTGGATCTACGCGCTGATGGAATCCGGCGCCCAGACAAAGGAATCGCAGCTGGTACTGGCCATACAGAAGCAGTACCCCGGCACGCAGGCACGCGTTGCCCGCCGGTTGCTGGATGACACCAGGCGGTTTTACTCCGTGCTGGGCAAACCCAATCTGGATTTTGAGCGGGTGATGCTGATCAGTCAGCTCCGCGAAGATATCCGCCGCGCCCGCCGGTCGGAAGACTTCAAGGCGGTCGCCTCCCTGAGCAAGCTCTATGCCCAGGTGATCGGCGCCGATCAGCCCCAGGAGCAGGTTGAAAACAAAACGGTCATTAACGTGCTCAACTTTAATCCGGTGCAGCTGGGCGGCGAGGAGATCGACCCCGAGCAGCTGGAGAAGCTGATCAAAAACCTGAAAGCGGCCGATAAACGCAAACGTGAGGAGGAATTCAGCGACTTTACCACCCTGGACGATGACGACACTACTGCCTGACACCTATAAAACCCTGGACAGCGTGCTGCGCGATGATCTGGGCGCCACGCTCCAGCTGGCCGGGCTGGAAGCGCCCGAAAGCGGGCTGGCGGCCGACGTGGACATTACCCACCTGCACTACAACAAGCCGCAGCTGCGCTCGATGCTGGTGGGCGCCAACGAGGAATACGCCGTCTGGGGCCGTGGCACCGGAAAATCCGAGGGGTTGATTGCCCCCCGCACCTACCGCAACATGCAGGTGATGCCCCGCTCGCACGGCTGCTTTGTGGGCGCCACCTACCTGCAGTTACTGGAGCGTACGCTGCCACCGGTCATTAAGGGCTGGGAAAACATGGGCCTCAAACGCAACCGTGATTTCTGGATACGGGAGCGGCCGCCTAAAAAGCTGGGCATCCCCGAGCCGATCGTGGGGCCCATCACCACCGAGCACTGCATTTTCTTTCGAAACGGGGCGATCGCCAGCATGATCTCTCAGGACCGGCCGGGCAGCGCCAACGGCAAGACCGTACACTGGATTGCGGGGGATGAGGCCAAGTTTCTCAATAAACAGAAGCTCGACAGCGAGCTGTTAATGACCAACCGCGGGGATGAGCGCTATTTCGGCGGCATCCCCGAATTTCATTCCCTGCTGTTCTGTACCGACATGCCCACCACCAAGGAGGCCATGTGGATTCTGGAGCAGCAGAAGCGCATGGATCCCGACCGGATCCGGATCCTGCTGGCGATTCAGATTGAGATCTATAAGCTCTACGAGCAGCTGCTGTGCTACCCGGCCCGGCGCAAAAGCATTCTGAGCCGGATTAACGCCTGGCAGAAGGAATGGAATGAGCTTCGGGCCGGTACGGTCTTTTTCTCCGAGGCCTCGACGCTGGATAACATTCACGGCTTCGGGCGCAAAAACATTGCCCGGCTGCGGCAGATCCTGCCGACGTTCATCTTCCGGACGGCCATTCTCAACGAGCGGCCGTTTCTGACCGAGAACGCCTTCTATCCGGATCTGGATGAGCGCCACTTCTACGACGCCTACAACTATGACTACATCGACTCCTATGAATTCGGTAAGGGGGAGTTCCGTGATTCGCGTAAGGATGCTGATGTGGATCCGTACGCGATGCTGGAGATCGGGCTGGATTACGGGGCATCGATCAACTGTATCAGTGTGGGGCAGCCGGCGGGAAAGAAGTACAACATTGTCAACGCGCTGTATGCCCGCCACCCCCAGCGGCTGCGCGATGCCCTGCTGGGGTTTGCTAATTACTACCGCTATCACCATAACAAGTATGTGCGCTACTACTATGATCACACCGCTATCGGCTCGGACGCTAAGGATGATCAGACCTATAAGGATATCGTCGTGGATGTGCTCAGCCAGGCTGGCTGGACCGTAGAGCCCTACTGGATCGGGCACACAGCCAGCTATCAGTACCGCTACGAGGTATGGGGCAGCTGTCTGAGGGGCAACCGTGACCGGCTGCTGGAGGTAGGCTTTAACCGGGGCAATACCGAGTACCTGCGTACCTCCATGCAGAACGCGTCTATCAAGGAAGGAGGCAGGGCATTCGAAAAGGATAAGGGCAATGAGCGCAAACCGAACCTGGATCAGCGCGAGACCACCCACTTTTCGGACTCGGCGGATACGCTGCTGGTGGGTGCCCTGAAGGTACACCGCCACATGAGTGCTGAATCGTTCGATGTGATCGGATAGCGGGCACACTGATACGATGACGGCTCAGGCGGCAGCGGGCAGGTGCGGGATGCACCAGCACCTCATCATATATGGTGCAGCCCGGCGGTGCAATTGCATTTTGAAAAGGCGCGTGGCCTCGGGGTTCGCTGTGTCAGACGGAGCCGTTTTTTTGGGTTTTCACCCCCTAACCGGCTGTTTTTCAGCGAAACCCCGATAAAAACGGGTCTGAATACCGTTGACCGGCGCAAACGGATGCCGTTTGCTGCAATATCAGTATCAGTGGGTTAGCCGGTTTTCTTCTGATTTAACGGCTACCGGCTGCGCCTGTTTTTGGGGGAAATTTGATCTCTATAATAGAGACATAACCGGTTTATCACCATGAAGGCAAAACTTAAATGCATAAAGGTTGAGCACTTTGAAGGCAGTCAGCGGCCGTATTTTCAGCCGGTAACGGCTGACTGCGAGGAAAACAAAACATTTTCGAAGTATACACCGGTGGGCAACGTGGATTTTCTGATTACCAATCCGGCCCTGTTCGGCCAGTACGAGTCAGGCAAGGAATATTATCTGACGCTTACGCCGGTAGCGTCAGACAGCAGCATACCAATTCAATAATTCAAATGGTACCGGATCCGCTGCGCAGGATCCAGTCAGTGAGGTGTATGGCCGCTACAGCAGGGATACGCGGCAGCAAATCAGGTAGCCCTGCCCTGACGTACCGCAGTGAAAAGCCCCGGCAATTCGGCCGGGGCTTGTTTGTTTAGGAGCTATATCCCCTCTAGGAGTCTGAGCATTGTCTGAATCTTTTCGAACAATTCGTCAAATGTGATAACATCTACTGCTTTTGAGTTGGCTCTTGCCAATTCAAAAGCCTTTCTTTTTCCGATGTCATCCCCTATCTCATCTTTGTAATTGCCGATAATCAAGACGCACTTAGGGTCAAACGTATGAAACCTTATCAGCTCGTACTCATCTGATACCAAGGCATTAAAGTTTGTAATGATTGAATTTTTGTAATTCAGAACCTGATTTGTACCTCCGGATAATTCTGAAGAGAGAATGAACGTATTCCGGTACTCATTCCCCATAAGCTTCTTTGTGGGCGTTTTTATTTCTACTATGAGTGCATTTGATGTAAGCTGATTGACATAAAGAAAATCAGCAATGTTGCCACCTTTGTTATCAAATCGTTTACCACCTACATAAGCTTTTTCACATAGCAGGACTGCCGGAGCGGAAAATATCTGAGAGATCACCCACGAGTTACTCTCAAACAGGCGCTGCCAGAATTCCTCCGAGTCATTCGTCCGATTTTCATCCCAGATTTTAAGCACGTTTTTTAGCTGACTAATTCCACTCATGCTATGCAGCTGTTTCAGTTCGTTTAGAGTCATTTCACCAAACATCTGCTGGAGTTCTTCCGGTGCCCGCTCAGTAATCGAAGAGCGGAGTGAGTCTTTCAGTAGCTTTACGCCTCCTGATCTGATAAGCTCAACATAACTTTGAGGGTCTTCAAGTACATCATCAACCTGAGGCCCTTTTTGCTCTATTTCCTTTAAACGTCTGTACTCCCTTTCATCGAGTATAATTGTATTTCGAAAGACAGCAACATCTATTTTTTCATTTCTTATAATATCAAGAAAGTCATGGATTTTATACAGCAGATCGAGATTATCTATCCGATACTTACAATCATATTCCCAACCCTTTTTTGAGAATTTTTTGAAGTGAAATATCTCAAGTTCGTAATGATGAAACTCTTTCTTGTGCTCATCATGAATTTCCCAGCATGTAGCTAATTTGTGAGCTATCTTGCTGTTTTGCACATAAGCATGGTGGATAGATTTTACGCGAGGATTGTCCTGTATTGCCTGGCTTTCTACATACAGCTTAATGTCTTCGCTGGTGAGATCTTTTGATAAAACGGTGATTGGTTCTTCCTTGTGGATGTTAGTCTTTTCCATGTGTGGCAGAATCAGTGGTTTAGACTATTCCATATGTTCCAGTAAAAGATAAAGTATAGAACGGCCATTTCAACCGTGCGGAAAAACTGATGGTCGGGACGCTCTGATATGTACCAGTCAAAAAAGCCGTTATCTAACCCTTCCGGCATTATCTGATAGAAAAGACCGTTTTCCCGCACTTGTCCCCAGGTTCTTTCTGAAGCCTGCGCAATAGTGTACTTCTGGCTGGTTATGGAAAACAGATACATACCCAGCTCGACATCCGTATCAAAGGATTCAAATGTCATAAATGAATTAATACTGCTTAAATCTACTTTCTCCATTGTGAATATATGTTTAGTTGTTTATTTAGGGCGCTAAAAAAATCCCCCGATGCCCATCGGGGGATTTTTTTAGCTTTATAAAGTTAAATAAAATCTATTTAATGTAGTATAGGTTTGAGCGCATCAAGCCTGCTGTGAATTCGTTTGTGAAACTGTTTATCGAATACCAGCATTTCCCATATATAATTCTGCCATTTCTCTTTCGGCAGCTTATCAGTCAGACAACGGAATGCGATCTGCGTCAGCCGGATTGTTAGCTCTGTCACCAATAAAAGCTCATCACCGTTTCTGATATCTCCGATAGTTAACCTCCCGTTACTGGTCTCAAAATTGCCCATCAACGTATTTGACGAATGAGTGGATTCTGAATATGGCTTATAGATAGCCTGATAAAGGTCAAATTTGTTCAGGTATATAGCAAGTTCTTTAAGATTAACACACTTCGGGTTAAACAGGCTGTACCAAACGACGTCTCTGTTTTTTTTGGATATATACTCCTGCTCGATCGAAATGCCGTCTTCCGGCTGCTTTTCCTTGAAAATATCATGATTGATTGCCCTGTTCAGATCATCTATCTGATCTGAACTCAGTGAGGTTTCAGGTACCTCTGGACTGGCAAATGAATTGTTTTCGTAATGTTCTTTTAGTTGTTTATATCCCCTATGTGCAGGATGGTGCCGCTCCAAATTGTTACGCTTTGCCTGATTAACACAGTATACGTAAGCGTGTGCCCGCAGATATGTCTTATCTTTCAGCAGGTACTCAAACTGAAGGACTGTCTCAAATAGCACCCGGACAAGAATCCGGCAAGGCTCGACTGTTGCATGCCGCATAAGAATCGACACCGAATCCGTAAGTTCAATGATACGGCGCAGGAAACCGAGCGTAATCGTTCCTTCTACAAAAGTCTGTTCAGTGCGCTCAGTCTCCCATACTATCAGATGGGTTCCTATTGAAACCAGTCTTGCCAGTGCCTCGTGGCTCAGTTCGGCATCTTTCAATAGTTTTTCATCAGCGATCTTTTCCGGTAGTAATTCCGGGACCGGAATCTGCATATTTACCATGGTGTAAACTTTTCAGGTGGGCATGCTTCCCAGTGAAGTATTAACAGGAAAACATGAGGTAACTAAAAAAGGTGCTACTCCGGCCAGTCCCACGTCTTTTCCTGCCGGACACTGAAGCCGGCCTTCTCCAGGAGCTCCTCCTTTTTCTCGATGCTGATTTTCTTTTTGCCCGACCGCAGCTGGCAGCGGTAATAGCGCCTGAGGCCCTTATCCAGGCCGGTCAGACTCCAGTAGTAGGGGCTCTCGATGAGCCGGGCAAAGGCCAGGTTTGTGGTGAGTTCTTTTGCCATGGTGGTATTGGTTTGCCGAAAATACACAATTCCCGCGTACAACGTTTGTCAGGCCGCTTCCGCCACCGGCCGGGCAATTTCCGCTATGATTACGGTTCAGGAAATGGTGCAGCGCATGCGCAGTGCCGACAAGCCCTTCGACATCACCTTTGTCACCGCCAACCGGACCACCGGCGAGGGCGGTCAGGTGCGGGAGCTGCGGTCGGCCGAGCTGCTGACAAAAAAGCGGGCATCAAGGCGCATTCTGGACTTCCGCTCCGTGCGGGGCACCCGTGCGCCCGTGCGGATCCACCTGGACCTGATTTTGTGGTTTAATAACATCCCGGTAGCATGATCGAATATTTTGAGGGGGATCAGTACGATGTGGCCGTCATCGCCGCCACCGGAAAAAGTCCGGGCGTCAGCTTCGCGCTGGCAAAGGAGACGCTGCCCGGCGCCGCTCCGTCGGCCGTCGCCCTGCCCGATGCCCTGATGGGTTCGGCTGTGGGCGACGTGATGCCCTGGGGCGACGGAAACGATTTCCCCCAGCAGCTGGCGGTGCTCTACAATAACGATCCGATCATCCCCAAAACGCTCGATAAGGTCGCTTCGATGATGATCGGCCGCGGGGTGCTGGCCGTGCTGGCCGATGTTGACGAGTCCGGCGAAGAGGCCGATGTGCCGATGCCAAAAGATCATCCCGTCGCTGCTGAAATCCGGACATTTCTTCAGAAGCTTGACTTCCGGCGCTACCTGCGCGAATCAGCGGGCGATATCGCCTGGTTTTTTAACGCCTGGCCGGAGCTGATCCTCTCCAAGGATCGTCAGAAAATCGTGCAGATCCATGAGCTGAACGCCGAGGAGTGCCGCTGGTGCCGCATGGACGAAAACGGCAACCTGCCGCATGTGTATCTCTCCAGTGCCTGGCCGAACGTGACCATCAGCGAGGAGCGATACACCAAAAAACTCACCGCCCTGGATCCCTACAGATGGGACCGCGTGGACTGGGTGCGGGAATCTGATTTTTACAAGTTCGTGTATCCCATCAGCTATCCCACACCGGGACGGCGCTACTACTCGCTGGCCCACCACTACGCGCTGATTCAGTCGGGCTGGTACCATGTGCATCTGGACGTACCTGCCTACAAAAAATACCTGCTGAAGAACCAGATTTCGGTTAAATACCACATCAAGGTCGATCAGGCCTACTGGCCCATCCGCTTCGGCGGCGCGGAGGTCTGGAATAAGCTCAAGGCCGAGGAGAAGCGGGCAAAAATTCAGGGCTGGCTCAAGACGCTGACCGATACGCTGACCAGCGCCGAAAATGCCGGCAAGGCGATTATGACCGAAATCGCTTTTGAGCCTGCCGCCCAGAACAAGGTCCGCGATTACGTGCAGATCACCACCATCGACGATAAGACCAAAGACGGCAAGTTCCTCGACGACAACCTGGAGGCCGCCGCGAATGTCTTTTACGCGCTCGGCGTAGATCCGGCAATCGTCGGCTTCGCCGGCGGCGATAAGATGGGGGCCAAATCCGGCGGCTCCGATAAGCGCGAGGCCTACCTGATTGCCCTCCAGATGCTGGCACCGTTCCGGGAGATGCTGCTGGAACCGCTGGAGTTTATCGCCGAGTACAACGGCTGGAAGGCCGCTTTCCCGAATCTGACCTTCCGCTTCCGGGATACGATACTCACCACGCTGGATACGGGAGCCGGCACTAAAAAAGTAGTCAGCTGATGCCGCTGTTTACCGACGATACCGCCTTTTTCCGCCGCTACGTGCCGGTAACCATGAATTTCAGCGTGGGGCCGCTTCGCCCCTATCTGGATCAGGTGGAAGAGGATATCCGCACGGGCTTTCTGGGCCCGGATCTGGCGGCGCAGCTGCTGGCAGCAGCCGTTCCGGTGCAGACGGATCCCGTTCTGGTGCCGGCCGTGAGCTATTTCCGTCAGGTGGTGGCCAACCTGGGTTTTGAGCGGTATCTGCCCTTTGCCGAGACGCAGATCGGCGACGACGGAGTGACTATTTCGGCCGCTGACGGCCGTAAGGCCGCGTTTTCCTACCAGACCCGCAACCTGGCCGCCCGGCTGGCGCAGTCCGGCTGGCAGGCGCTGGATAAGCTGCTGGCACACCTGGATGAGCACGAAGAGACCTTTACGGCATGGGCGGATGCGCCCTGCTACAATGAATACCGCAGCAGCCTGTTTCAGTCGGCACGGCAGTTCGCCACCTACTACCCGATTCAGGGAAAATGTCTGACGTTCCGGGCGCTGCGGCCCTTTTTAACCCGGGCCGAGCTGACGGCGGCTGACCGGCTGGCGCAGATCAGTCAGGTAACAGACCAGACCCGGCAGACGGCACTCATGCAGCAGCTGCGCTATGCCGTGGCGTTTGAGACCATTGCCGCCGGCATGCCCAATCTGGCCGTCGAAATCTCCGGCCAGACGCTTCAGGTCAATCTGGCCAGCCAGTACGGCGGGGCCAGTGAGTACTTTACGGCGCCTTCGGCCGAGCTGCTCGACCGGCTGGGACTGAAGCTGCGCCGGCAGGCGGATGATGCCTGGCAGACGCTGGATAATGCCCTGGCGGCGCTGAGTCCGCCCCCCGACACTGAGGATCCTGTTCCACCCGCTCCGATCGGCGATAAGATCGTGTATCTGTAATAGTTTTCACTTTAACCCCGATTCAGTGCCATGAAAAAGTTTCTGCTCCTGGGCTGGCTTCTGCTGGGCGTATCCGTCCTGCTGACGGCGGCGGATCCGCCGGATTCCGCTCTCTCCTGCGCCCCTGTTTCGCTGTCTGCGGCCGGCAAGGCTGCGATCACCCCGCTGCTGCACGCTGATCAGGCGATCCGTGTGGCTGACAGCATCCGTCAGACTGATGCAGCGCCGGCTGTTTCTGTTAATGCCCGGCCTGCGGCTCAACCTGCGCTGAAAACCCGCTACGTGGTCTATCTGGCACGCTCAGTCGTAACCATTGCTGACCTGCACCTGCTGCGGACTACTACACACAAAACGGCGGGTTCCTTGTTTGTCTGCGTGCTCCCTAAACGACTCTGCCAATCCGGATCCGGCGGGCTGCCTTTGCGATGTTTACCCCTGATGTAGGGCAATATTCACCATCTAAGCCAGAAAAAGCGGCAGAACTGCCGCTTTTTTCATTCTCACCATGCATACCATCAACCTCAAAACCCCCGATTATGACCTGTTTTTTACCGGTCCTTCGGCCTGGCATGAGCTGTCCGCAGGCCAGCGGATCGCGCTCATGCGGCTGCGGGAGCGCCTGAGCGACGCCCCCGAGAGTATTTTCCCCGCCCTGACGCTGCTGTTCGGCATGAAACGCCGGCATCTGCGGTGGTTTTTCGACGAGCGCTGGCTGCGCTATAAGGGCTTTGATCCGGAGGAGATTTCCCTGCTGCTCCAGCAGGGCCAGTCGCTGCTGGAACTGGTCAGCTTTGTGATGCGGCCCGACGAAAAAGCGGGTTTTCTGCCCCGGTTTTCCCGCTATAGTTACCGCTTCGGTACGCCGGCGGTCCTGATTGGCCGTTTGTTCCGCCGTCAGGTCTGGTGCGGCCCCGCTCCGGCCATGACGGACGCTACCTTCGGGGAGCTGATGTTTGCCGACCGGGCATACCGGGCCGCTGATAACGCTACGCTGACGGCGATTCTCTACCGGCCGGCCAAAAACGGTGTCCGCGGCCCGTTTGATCCGGACGGGGCCGATAAGCGGGCCGCCATCTTCCGCTCGCTGGATCCGGCGATACACGCCGCCGTCCGCCACAGCTTTGAGAGCACCATTGCCGTGCTCGCCCGCGCATTTCCGCATGTGTTTTCGCCGGCAGAGGGAGAAAAAAACCAGCCGTCGGCCGGCTGGCTGGATGTGGCGCTGTCGATGGCTAAATATGACCCGACGCGGATCCGGGAGTACGAACAGACCAACCTGTATCTGACCCTCAGGGCGCTCGACATGCAGCTCAGGGCGGATCAGCAGCAGCAGAAGGAACTTGAAAAACTCAGACGAACATGACCGAAGAACAGTACATCAGCTATTTTGAGGGGCTGGCCGCCGCCCATACGGCCATTCAGCACTCGGAAGCCTGCCCCCGCTTCTGGGTAGCCGATAACGATGAATATACCGAGGTTGTGCAGGCAGTACGGACAAAACTAAACCTGCCCTGTCTGCTGCTGGATCAGTACGTGGATGACGTGGACGACAGTCAGGATAATTTCCGGGTGAATGTATCCGGCGGCTTTTCTGTCCTTGTCCGCTTTGAGCAGGGCAACAGCCGGGCGCAGCGGGACGCCCGCCACCAGGCGCGGATGATAGCGCTCCAGATCCTGCGGCGTTTCCGGGCCGACTGCCGCAAACAGGCCTTCGGTAAGGGCGTACTGCTATCCCCGCCGTTTACGGGCGAATCCACGCCGGTGCTGGGCGGCATTGCCGTGGGCTGGAGTTACGGGTTTACCCTCTCGGCTCCCCTGTCGGTCGCTCCCGACGACTGCTGGGACGACTGATACGTACAACGTTTGTCAGAGCAGCAGCGGCCGCAAGAAGGCTATTTCGGGACCAAGCATTCTTCTCCCGTATGGCCATCTCGACAATCGTTTCTCCCGATCCGCTTTCACTCACCAGGGGCGGCCGCTGCGCCTACCGCTTTCAGGGTGACGGCCGCGTGGTCGCTGCCGGTACCGCTGCCATCAATGGCTTTGTGATTACCGGGCCGCTGGCAGAGGGTAACAGCATCACGCTTCAGTGGGGCGATAAGACCGAAACGCTGACCATCCGTAATAATCCCGCTGAACCCGGCGAGCTGCCGGCGGGTAACGGCGGATCAGCCCATGCCGACGCGATCGCGGATTACCTGAGCCAGTATCAGCCGTTCCGGGAGGATTTTACCGTGTTCCGCAGCGCCCTGAACGGCGTTGAGGGCGTGAACCTGACGGCCCGCCGCGAGGGTGCTGTCTATAATATCCGCCAGCTCAGCCAGAGCGGCAACTGGTCGGCCGGTAATGCTCTGGCCGGTCAGGACGAGATCATCCGCGAGCGCTACAGCATCTACGTCGAGCTGTTTGTGGCCCGGCCCGGCCTTGACGGCTCCGATCCGGATCACTTTGACCGCATCTACGCCGCTACGATTGACACGGATGCGGACGGCTACGCGGACTTTGACTGCGGGGCCATGCTGCACAGTCACCTGTCGGCCGATCTGCCCCTGTTTGAGCAGGCGATCGGTAAGGCAAACACCCTGTCGGCCCGCCCCTATTACGTCGCTTACGGCGAGGCGTGGGGCTCTCCCCTGAAGGTTGCCCTGGTGACGGAAGACACCGTCAAACGGGCCTATCTGGGCGGGGCGGACTACATTCATGCCGCCGGCGACGGTTTTTCACTCCCGCAGCTGGGCGGCATTCAGCCGGCTGTCAGCCGGGCGCTGCGCTACGGCCCGCGCCGCCGCTACGTGCGGCTCAACGAGCCGGCCTACCTGACATTTATTAACTTTCATGCGGCTCAGTCCACCGTCGGCCTCTCCGTGCGGCTGATTTTTGACGATAACAGCTCGCTGACCCGGACTGATCTGGTGGAGGAGCTGCCCTTTCCGGCAGGCGCCAAACTCACCTTTGCCACCGGCTTTAACGCGCTGGGCCTGGCGGAGCTGGTGCCGGCGGGCAAATACCTGACCGAATACTTTGTGGTGCTGCACCACGGGAGCAGCGACTACAGTGCGGAATACCGCTACACGATTGACTACGCCTTCCGGCCCTATACCCGGTATTTTATTTACCTGAATTCCCTCGGCGCATTTGATACGCTGACCACTTACGGGAAAGGCTCGGCCGAGCTCTCCCGGGTCAGCGAGCTGGCGGAAAGTGTTTTGCCCCTTCAGTATTCCCTCACTGACGGGCAGTTTGCCGAGTACGACGTGCAGCTCCAGCAGCAGTACGAAGTAGCCACCGGTTTCCGGCCGGAGAGCTTTCTGACCCGCTGCAGCGACTTTTACCGCTCGCCGGTTAAGTTCCTTCTCCGCCCGTCGCGTGAGGTTTTACCCGTTGGTCTGGTCAGCAAATCCATTAAGCAGGCCAAGGACGGGGACTCGCTGTTTGCGCATTCGTTCAGCTTCCAGTTTCTCTATCAGGACATGTTTTTCACCGACAACGACGAATTTGACGAAGGCCCGCCACCGGGCTTTTCGGGCGTGGGCACCATTACCGTCGAGCAGACGCAGGTCATCGCCGCTGTGGACAACACGGTGCCCGCGGCCGCCCGCCAGCTCACCAGCCAGGATCTGAGCTATATCCGCCAGATCAGTGCGATCTCGGCCGCTACCTCCGGTAAGCTCTCCCCCTCTGCGGCCGATCTGCTGTTTCCCCGTAAGGGCACGGTGCTGACCAGAACCGAGGCCGATCTGTCCTACCTGAAATCGGACGCCATCTCGCCGGATGCTCCCCTTGAGGTGGGCGGGGTGACCGCTCCTTTTGCCGAAACCGAAGAGGCGGCCGGACTGCTGGCTTATACCAGGCCGGATGAAGAGAGCGAAAAAAAAGAGGTGAAGGTTATTGTCTACGAGAAGCTGAAGGATATTCTCAGCGATTTGCTGGGGCTGGATGGCTTTGTAAAGCTGGATGATGCCGGCGGGCAGCTGGAAGGGCTGTTTAAACTACTGATCAATACGTACGGCATCAATCAGGCGCTGGATATTGACAATCGTGCCACAATTGAATTAAAGGCCCATCGCGGCTTAGAGGTGATCGGCAAGGGGAAAGACGATAAGGGTGAAATCCGCCTGCGTCTTGATCTGGAGCCGTTACCCGCCACCGGTAAGTTTGCGCCTCTTCTCATCAGTGAAGACAGCAAAATTGCGTTCAAGGCATCGTTTGCCGAATTTATGGCGCTGGCGACCGGCGATAAAGAGCAAACGCAGGATGTCGACCCCGGACTGCCGGTTGCTGCCGAAATTGCTGATATTGTTATTTCGTCGGGTGCTGCATTAAACATCACCTTACCCGCCTTTACCAAAGCGGACGGCACGAAATACCCCTACACGGTTTCATATGCGGTGGAAACACCACCGGCCGGTTTTGCATTTTCTTCAGCCAGCCGCCGGCTGACAGGTACCCGCACGGTTGCAGAAGAAACCACGTGGCCGCTTGTGCTGGTCGGTACGGTAGGCCCGGGCTTACAGGCTGACAATGTTGTCAGAAAGCCGTTCAATCTCCGGGTGCTGGCGGCCCCGGTACCGCAGAAGCCTCAGCCGACTGTTACCCAGATTTCCGCCCTGACGCTGGTGCAGGGTCAGACGACACCGCTACAGGCGCAGGTAAGCTATGGTGACGGCGTGACCAAAACCGGTACATGGGCGGCTGCCGGATTGCCAAACGGCCTGAGCATTGATCCGGCAACGGGCAAATTCCCCGGCTTCCCGACCCTGCCTGGTGAGTACTATGTTACGCTGACCTGGACAGATGCGGACGGCCAGACCGATGACATGCAATTCACGATGGTTGTCGCGCCGAATCCGGTGAATGCCTGGCTGAAAGGTGTTTTTGTGCGGATTGATGTCAATACGGGCGGCGTTGATATTTTCATTCAGACAGAAAACACGAACGCAGTTCTGGTTGCCTTCCGGGCACTGGACAGCACGGTATATACCGGTAATGCGGCCAACGGAAGCCAGACAGGTACCGATCCGGTCGGAGCGGGTCACTTTCAGTCAGCGGTTCCGTCAACCGGCAACGCTGAGTTCAATTTCCGGGCCGGTTTCTATGCGTTCTCGCTCAATCCGAGAACCGGTGGTCTGGCCGGCGGCAAAGCCTATGCCGTGGACGTGAAGCGGCCGGGTGACACGACCAGTGAGGATTTCTTTTTCTACTACAATCCGGTCCAGAATACCCCCATTACGCCGCTCTTGACTGAAGCGCCTACAGCAGGCACCGGCACAAACCAGCTGGTTCCGCCCAACGTGGGTACGGTTCCCGTACTGGTTGGTCAGACAATCAGCAAACGGATGGCCGATTTCACGGGCTGGCTGGCCGGTGAAGTAAAGTCGTTTACCTATTCCGGTGTGCCTACAGGTGTATCCATCAGCTTTGATACCAATACGAATGAATTTGTGTTGAGTGGTTCGGCTGCTGCTGCCGGTAACAGCACAATCGGTGTTGTGGCAACCGGCGACAAGGGGTCGCAGGGATCGTTCAGTTTCAACCTGTCTGCAACTGTTGCAGCTAGTCAGATAACAGCAGTTTATCGTCGGTTTTTCACGTCAGGCGGCGGCATCATCGTCGGTGGGTCGGGTAATATGGGAGGCATTACCACGTACGGCAATGTAACATTCGGGGCTGTTGTATCCGGCACCCAGAATGTTGAAGTAATCGCCAACCGCTCAACTGCACCTGAAACAAACATCTGGAATGAAATCCCGAAAGGCTCAAACGGCCGCTTTGAATTTACGTTCGGACAACTGACCGGCGGGGAGACGCTGACGGTCCGCTTCCGGATCAAGGGACAGACTACAGAGATCGTGCTGACTCATACGGTACTTTCCCCGCTGACGGCAAACAGTACGGTCGAAACACTGGTCTGGCCGGAAGCACTTCAGCAGGGCAACAACCTGACCACAAACCAGCTGTTCCGCGTCTCCAATACTGACCCTGAAAATGCGTTCTTCAATCCGACGCTCACATGGGTTACCGCCTCCGGCCGTCAGTGGCTGCGGGTTCAGGCAACCTTGCCGGCCGCCATCCGCAAGTGGCAGGTGTATTACTCAGATGCCCACGTAGGTGAAGGCGTATCCGAAGTGAATATTCTGGTGCCGCCACACACGCAAACGTCGATCAAGGTCATGGATTCCAACAAGTCGAACCCGTATGACCCGACCGCACAAATCGCACGGGTTGCCGAACTGATGCTCGAATCAGGCGACCCGACCGGTTCACCAATCGCTCAAATAGTCTAACTGTCTGTCTCATGCAACCAAACGAATTTCGTGAGGCCCTGATCCGCCAGGGCTTCCAGCAGGTGCCCGGTGTGGCTGTCCTGTTCCGTCTCAACAATACACACCCGCTGTTTTCCGCCAACCTGATGGCCGCACCTGCCATTCACGTAGAGATTGCCCCCGGTAACTCGCGCATGGAGCTGGTCAGCAGCGAAGAGGAAATTGTCAACGTGTTAAACGCTGCATACGATGCCGGTAGCCAACAAACCACCGCTTAATACCTTCCGCTGGGCACCCGACTGGGTGACCCGGCCCAAGATTGCTGCCGTTGTCGATAACGCGAAGGCAATGTTGTATCAGGTGATTCAGGTTGATTCGCCGTCTGATCTGATCGGACGTGCCGGTGTGAGTATTCTCATTAAACCGGACCCGTCAAAGCCTGATATTCCGCTGGCGTCGAAAGGGCTGTGGCTGATCGGCAATGACCTGTGGGCGATCCTGGTGAACTTTCAGGCGTATATCCCTAACCAGAACAACAGCGGCAACTTTAACCCGAATGCAACGCCCTACGAACTGACGTATGAGCAGGGGCGTGCCGTCGCTAATTACATCGAACTGGCCGGGGTAATCGCTCATGAGGGCGTCGGTGAAGGGTATTTGCGGGAACACGGCTGGCAGACATCGGGTAACCACGTTTCGGCATTTGAACAGGGCATGGCCGCGCGGATTAAGGAACGTTTTGCCAGTGAAGCCCCTAACCGGAAGCCTTACTTCAAATGTAACTACGGAGCCTTTTACACCTTCCGGCACCGGATGAAGTTCGGATTCCGGATCGACGGAACGACGGTTCCGCCAACACACAGTTATTTCAAATCACTGCTTCAGAACCGTGCCGTTGCCCGGCAAAGCTGCCCGTTCTGGCAGCTGAACTATGATGAACTGGGTATGGTGCATGACATGAAATTCTATCTGGAAGATTTCGAGTCACGGCGGGATTTCTACATGATATGCTACGTGGCCGAAGTATGCAGGTTTGCTACGCTTCAGGATAACGGTCTGCCACGAAACCGGAACGCGTTTCATTTCTGGGTCAAGATTGAGCAGCTACCGGAACAGGGGATTACCTGGGCCATCCACAACCTGACCCGTTACCGGCGTGAGATTCCGTCGAGAGGTGGCCATGTGGTCACCACGGAACACCCGCAGGCGGATCACGAATTATTTGTGGCCGGTTGTCTGTTTGTCATCGCCATCGGTGTTATCGCGGCGACCGGCGAAACGATCAACGATAACTTCCACTGGGAAAATTCTGAGATATACGGCAACAATCCGGAGTACATGACCGAACCCAACCCGTTCCCGAATCAGGAGCGGGCGAATCTGGTTCGCTGGCGCAATAATGACGGCACCTATGATACGAATGCCCCCTACAATCCGGCCATCAAAGGTTATCCGGAAAGTCCGATGGGCTACATGTCGATTGCGCCCAAAGCGATTGAGATGTATCAGACCACGGCTGCGACGGCCGGTGTCGAGTGGCGCGACGGCCGGTATAAGTGCATAGAGCGAAATGGTTCGCCGGTCGACGAGCCCTGGGTAGACCCAAAGGCAGACAAAACCACGATTCTTGATATCGCTGCCATGTATGACGGCTACAATGCCACCGGACCGGGCAAGGTTCGCGGTGGTCTGGCGCTGAAGCTACGGGATAAGTCAGCAAACGGGCAGCGCAACCTGTCAGTGATGTGGTATCACGCCGGCCGCAATCCGGATGTATTTGAAAAGTATCTGGTCGAGCCGTGGAGCGGCAAACAGATTACCATCAACGTGCAGGGTGCTACCTGTGAGGTGTTTAACGAATCGTATCCGGTGTAAAATATGGGTGACCAAACGTGGATTAATAAGGTAAACCGCAAGCTTGCTGACTATGACGAGCACTTGCGCGGATTGCTGGATACGCCCTACAAATTTGCGTATGAGGCAATTAATTACCTGCATAACCACTTCGGGCATTTTGAGCTGTCAGACATACCGGCTTATCGGGGGCGAATGAAGTGCATTCAGACGCATGAGGGAAGCCGGTTTGAGCGCAAACCGTTTCCGGTCAATGAGCAGGGCGTGGCCCTTGACGAGCCGGACGGGGTAATGATCCTGCGCTGTGATGCGGACCCGCGCTGCTACTGGTACCGCTCGCCGGTCGCCGGGCATACCGTTCTGGCGGACTGGTTTAAACACGACCGCAACACCTGGACAGACGCACTGCAGAACGCCATCAACTACGTTGCGCCGCGCGAACTGGAACTGGTCGTCAGTACCGGCACCTACGTACTAACCAGAACACTCGTCAAGCCAAACGGGTATTTCGGCCTGAACATGCGGGGTATCAGCCGGGGGGTGACCTTTGAGTATAGCGGAATTGAGCCGGACGAGTACGGGCGGCGGGTCTGTCTGAAAATCCCCAACACAACCGGTATCAGTGAGCTGAATCATTGTTACATCCGGAGTATCCGCTTTAAAGGTGATTCAGGCACAATTGGTTTACAGTTTAATGGTGCTCAGGGTCAGCGTTACACGGACTGCCGGTTCATGGACAACCTGATCGGTGTTCAGCACCTGAACGGCAAAGGTGACTTTACAGAGTATTGTCAGGGTGAGGATTGCGACTTTAATATCGAGTGCGCTACCCCGGTTTCCTATGAAGGTGACCGGGGCACGGGTCCGGATGACCGCGCAGACTTCAGTTTTAAGGGGTGCGGTCTGAAGGGTACCAACTACATCAACACGGACGGGCGAGGCCCGGTAGTACTGATCGGAGACTACTGCCTGCCCTATAACGCCCCGTTTTCGGCTGAAATCTGGACACACCCGCATCCTGACCAGCAGCCGGGGGAAGTGATTGAGTATCCTGTTTTCAAGAACCTCAACGGCCCCGGCGAATACTTTACCCCGGTTTTTTTCGGCAATCTGACAATGGAATACTACGGGGGGACGGTGATACTGGGAGAAGGCTGGAACACGCTCTACGTCGGCAATATCATTATGAACGGGGGGCGTATAGCCTCCGGACGCGTGATCCCCTGCCAGAAGGCCCTGATTGACGGTAACCAGACCATTCCCATGGGCATCAATTACGCTATCAAACGGTATTTAGCGCCGGGCCGCAACGAAATGCGTGTGCCGCTGCCCAACAGCGCCTATACGGTGTCGGTCGATCTGGTAGGGACCAATTACACCTCCCGGATACTGTATACACTGATGCACCGTGGTTACGGCGCGGTGCCGTGGCTGCGGGACGAGGGGCTGGGCATCCAGGCAGGTCCTAATCAGACGGTCTACGGGCCTCCGAAAATCTATACGGAGGTTGACGGGGACGAGTATATCGTCATTGAAAACGGCAACTATCCGGCAACCGGTGAGGGCAGAATACTGGCATGGCTTAACTATAAAAGCGCCTCTGACTATCCGGTCGGGTCGGCGCAGGGATCAATATTCTAATGGCAGATACAGACTTATTACCGCCCGGCATTCAGCTCAATTATACCAGCGAGAGTCTGCCGTTTTTTGACAAGGGACTTAACCGCAGGGGCGGCAAGGTGGCCAATGCCAGCACGCTGATCAGCACCCGAAGCGAGAACGGACCGAATGTGCCGGACAGCTACCGCATGGATGCTGTCGAGTTCTGGCAGACCGCTCCGGGACAGTGGAAAACGCTCGCCGGCGGCGGCTTATCCGGCAACCAGTGGTTTTACGTGGCGACCGTCGATGCGCGCGCGGGCGGCAGTCTCAGTCAGGTACAGATCAGTGTGCGGGGCCTTGCGGCTGACAGCACGAATCTGGCTGTTTTGTTCTCTGTAAAAACAAGGGGCGGCATCGACGTAATCGAGCACCTCAACGGCCCGGCAACGCTGGAAAGCCGCTCTGTTTTCTGCGAACTGCGGGAAGGACCGGTGATGCAGCTTGTGGCAGGCCGCGAGAAAAATCCGGACGGATCGGATGCGGTAGACACGGCAGGAAACTACATTCCGGTCATTATCAACGTGCCGACTTACCGCGTCTATCTGCGTACAGCCGGTATTACCGTGCTACAGGCACAGATTACCAACGGCATTAATGTGCTGGCGGAGGAGGCGCTTGCTGACACGGTTTTTGAGCTGCTGACGGCCGCGCCGTCCGGCACGAAGGTATACGACACGGCCAGCAAGCGCCCCGAGTTCTGGACGCCTAACGAGGGCTTTACCTTCACGCAGGACTATAATATTATTCTGGGCAACAGCTGGCTGCAAATGCCCGGCTTTGAGTCAGCTGTCGTCCGTGCCTTCCGGCAGGGGCGGCTGAAAATGGTCTTTCTTACCGGCATGATTAACGGGGGCAATCTGGCACCGGGCACGGTCATCGGCAACATTCCGGCGGACTCGGAGCTGCGGCCAACGACCGAGATTTTCCGCGACCTGAATTTTACCGAGGGAGGGACACTGACCGTCTCTGCACCGGCAAACGAGTATTCGACCGGTACGGCTCCGATCAGCGCGGGGACTGTCTTCAGGATTCCGACGCAGGGCTGCATACAGATTTCGCCAAACGGCAATATCGCAATCAAATCCGTACCGATCGGTGCCAGCTGGTTGTCGCTGGCCTGTACCCCCTGGTGGATCACAACCTAATTTTCAACTATGATTGCACTACAAAAACTCGTCAATCTGTCACTGTCGGGCAACCGTCAGAACGAGTACCGGCTTCCGCTGTACTTCGCCAGCGGGCAGGTGCCCTCCGATCTGGAGGCAGAGGTGTATTTCGGGGACGATCCGACGCCTGTTCCCTCCCTGAAGCCGGCGTTTATCCTGCCCCAGACCCGGCCGGATCTGGCGATTCTGGTCATCTCCGGCCCCAAGATGCTGGCCGCATCGGATTACAGTAATCTCTACGTCGAGCTGAGCTACGGCGGTATGGTGCAGACGCGCGGCACACTGACGGCTGATCTGCGCACCGAACAGACGCCCCGGCAGGATTTCTTTAAGCTGCATACCTTTGGCGGTGACATGGTCTACGTCTTTCTGGATCAGATCATCGCGCAGATGCTGGGGGTGCAGGATGATGTAAACGAGAAGCTGGGCAGCGTGGAGGATATTCAGCAGGATATCATTACCCGTCAGAATGTGATTATCGGGTTGTCGGAGCAGACGGCTGACGACCGGCAGGCGACTAATCAGGACCGTCAGCAGGTAGCATCGGATACACAGACGGTTGGCAACAACCTGAACCTGACAAACACCTATAAGAACAGCGCCTACAGTTCGTCTGTTTTTGCCAAAACGAGTGAAGATAATGCCAAAACCAGCGAAACTAACGCTGCCGCATCGGCCCTGCTGGCCCAGCAGGAGCGTATTGCCGCGCAGGAAAACCGTTACCGCTATATGGGCAGCTGGGCACCCAACACGGATTACATCGTCGGCGACGGTGTTTTGTATGGCAATTCGTTTTACCGGCGCAAGACTGCCGGAAACAGCGGGTCTACCTTCGCAAAAGCCAATTGGGACTTACTGGCTGCCGGTGTTAATCCGCGCGGTTCGTGGGCGGCGACTACAAACTATCTGCTTAACGATCTGGTAGTATTCCGCCGGTCTGCCTACCTGGCTACATCGGATTTTACGTCCGGATCAACCTTTAACCGCAGCAACTGGACACGTATTGCGTCGGGCTGGAATCCGGCCGGTGCATGGGCTGCGACTACCCAGTACTACGAAGATGATATCGTAACGAATACCGGCAGCTCCTACCGGGTTACGGCCGATCACACATCCGGCGCAAGTTTCAGTGCCAGTAATCTCGAACTGATTGCCGCAAAAGGCAACACAGGCGATAACGCCTATACTAGCCTATCAGCCGGTTTCACCATGCCGGCTGTACTCGGGACGGTTTCGGCTACGGTCGGGACAACGGCCTGGATGGCGGCCGGGATAGCGGTGTACGTCGCGGGTGCGGGATACATGCTGGTGTCGTCGGTGACAAATGCTACCACCGTCGTGCTGCAAAATATCAACTATGTGGGTAATGCAGCGGCGGCGGCAAGCATCGCTTCAGGCGGGACCGTATCACCTGCCGGACGGGGAACGCCCAACTACGTAATTCCGGCGGCCAGTGTGAATACGTCCCTGACCTACGACATGGCGACGGATCCCAACCTCATGCAGGAAATCACGCTGACGGGCAACGTGGCGACTTTCAACCTGAACGGTAAGGCGTTCGGGCGGGTGCTGGTGCTGTCGGTGATTCAGGGGGGATCAGGCAACTACTCGATTACATTCGGCAGCGATATCAAGACACCGGGCGGGGCGGCGGTAGATTTCAATCTTACGGTTGGGGGGCGTACAATGCTGCATTTTCTGGCCATCAGCAACACCGAGGCACTGTTAACCTATATCAAGCTATAACACTATGCTGAGAGACCTTGCATCATCGTTCGGGCAGTTCACGCCGTCGTTATTTCACGATTTCACCAAAGGGGTGATGCCTTCCGGTTACACATTCACCCGCAACAGCATTGCAACGCGGATTAATTCAGCGGGGGCAATGGAAACGGTAGCGGCCAACGTACCCCGGATTGACTACGATCCTGTCACGCTGGCATGTAGAGGGCTGTTAACTGAAGAGAAGCGGACGAACTACTTCCAGAACTCTTTTACGCCCGGTAGCTGGGCGACGGCAGGTAGCACGATAAAGGCAGCAAACGCGACTATTGGGCCGGACGGCTCGCTAGTACCTTCGTTCACTAACACATCAGGTCAGTTTAGTGCTGTTACCATCCCCCTTGCGGCTGGCTTTACTCTGGCAAATAGCACTACTTATACACGCAGTATATTGTTTAAGTGCCTGGCTGCAAGCAATCCAACGGCAAATAAGAGGTTTGTTTGGGAGGTAACATTGGGTGCTAGCGGACTGGCTAATGCCAGTTTTAACCTCGCTACGCTAACTACGACAAAGAGCGCAACAATTGCAGCTGCAACACTGGAAGACTGGGGGAATGGCTGGTATCGCGCGATAATGACCTTTACGACGGATGCGACCGGAACGCCTTCTCTCGGAGGAAATTACATTGCCGGGTATGCATCCAGTACAGATACCTGTACACTGGCTTTTTTTGCGGCACAATTTGAAGTTGGCTCTATTGCAACGTCTCCTATTCCAACCGCAACCGCCGCCGTTACCCGTGAGTGGGAAAACACTGACCTATCATTAGCGGCTAACCCGTCATGGTTCAATCAGGATCAGTTTTCGCTCGTCATGGAAACCTACATCAACAAGTTTTCTAACGGTAGTGCAGGGGCTGGGCAGAGTCTCCTTTCCTTGCTCGGTACGGATTGGAGCTGGTTTGTACAGCAGTCATCGACGCTCATATATTTTCGAAATATCCGGGCAGGAAACACAGGCTTTCTCCCCTATTCGCTCAATCAGGTGCAGCGGTTTGCCGTGGGATTCAGGCGGGGGGAGAAAGTACGGGCCTTTTCACCCGGCAATAATTCATCCCTGACATCAAGTTCCGTTTCGCTTAGTTCAAGCCCGTTTACGGGAATCCGGTTAGGATCTTTCGTAAACGGAGACCAGCAGTTCAACAACTACATCCGCAAGCTCTGGATTTACCCGCGATCAATGGCGAGTCAATTTTTACAGGCTTCCGTCAACTAAATCACTATGCAAATCGAAGAAACAAAAGAGAGCCTAAAACGCAACTGGGACTTTCTAAGCCCTGAACAGATAGCCGATCTGGAAGCACGTGGCGTAATTGAAAACGTCGTCGATGCGACGTTCAACAGCCGGGTAATCGGCAACAACTACTCCGGTAACGCGAATACCCGCCGGGTGTACGTGTTCGGGCCGCACAGCGAGGAGAATATTGTCGGCGAGGCGAAGCCGTTCAGGAGCATCAGCAGCCTGAACCCTGTGAACATGCACGGGGTGGCGGGGTATCTGGTGCAGAATGAACCGGCGATACAGGCGGCGCTGATCGAGCAGAACGGGGGCACGTTTCCGGCGATTCTTGATCCGGTGATTCCGGAGCCGCCGGTGGAGCCGGAAGAGCCTGTAGAGCCGGAACCGGAGACCGAAACCCCGCAGTAGCCATGCCCGCCCATCTGCTGCACGCAACCGTCCGAAAGCTCTACAGTGACGCCAAATACGACTGGTGGGAGCTGGCCGAGGAGGCAGCGATCACCGTCGATGGTGTCAGCTATGTCATTCCGGCGGGCTTCGTGTCAGACGGGGCATCGGTCCCCTTCTGGGTACCGGACTGGCTTATTCCGAGAGCCGGCCGGAGCTTTCTGCCGTCACTCGGTCATGACTGGCTCTGCTCGCTGGCGATTGTGCCGGAAGAGACAGCAAACGCCTGGTACTACACCGCGCTACAGGATGCCGGTGTGCCACAGTGGCAGGTTGAGCTCATGTACAGTTACTGCGAGACGTATGCCGTATTCCGGTATGGCGAGCTGGTGAAGAACGATCTGTAGTCCCCGCCGGCGGGAGAAAGCCGGAGTATTTACCCAAACGTAACTCTATGAAAACACTGCTTAATCTCTCCCTGCCCCTCTGGCTGGCAGCTCTGCTGCTGGGCTCGCTCTGGGGCGTAAACGCCTACAGGCACTCCCGCACCGTCAGCAGGCTCACGGCCCTTGCCGACAGCCTGCGGCTCCGCAATACGGAGCTGGTCAGTGAAAACCAGACTCTTCAGTCCCGCGAGCAGCAGATTGCCATCGCCAGTCAGCGCCGGCAGCTGCTGGATGCCGTGCAGGTGCAGCTGCTGAAAGATTCAGTCAGCCGCCTGCCGCTTTTAACCCGGATCCGGTACGTATACCAGACAACCGGTGCCGCGCCTGCCCCGCCCGTGTATCTGCTGCCGGCAGTGAGCTCCCGGCTAACCATCTGCTACGATACGGTAGCCTACCGGCAGCTCACGCTTAATCTGGCCGAGCTGACCTGGCACAGGCGCACCGGTCCGATCCGGGCGGAAGCTGAGGTCCGGAAAGACCGCATCATCGCCGAATCGGCGCAGTCCTTCCGGGAAATAGCCGGCCGCGGCTGGTTCCGCCGGCGGCGGGCTGAGGCGGTCCGCGCCCTGAATCGTATTCAGGTCTGGGCACGGACGGATCAGGTGCTGACTGATTCCGCCGGCCGGATCCCCATTACCCCGTAACCAATCCAACAACCATGATACTACTTGAGTTTTTCACCCTTTCGGACAACTTCTGGACATTTCTTACTGCCGTTCTCGGTGCGGGTAACGTCCTTCAGCTGATCACCTTCTTTTTTACCCGCCGCAAACTCAATATTGAGACCAAGCGGGATCTGTACACACTGGTCGATGAGCTGAAGCTGAAGCACATTGAAGACACAACCCGCGCCGATACCCGCTATAACCTGCTTCAGCAGCGGGTCTATGATCTGGAAAAGGAAAAGCTGATTCTACAGATGACGCTGATGAAAAACGGCATTGAGGTGCCGGTCTACGCGCCTCCGAAGGAAGAACAACCCCCGAATCCGTAACAAGTATGCCATCCCGATCAACATCCGATCTGCATCCTGTTCTGGCCGCGGCCTGGCAGGATGCCTCTGCCAGATGGAAAAAGCAGTTTCCGTCGCTGGCCCAGCCCGTGCTCACGGCTACCTACCGCTCCCGCGAGGAGCAGGACGCCCTCTACCGGCAGGGCCGCACGGCTCCCGGCCCGAAGGTAACCAACGCCCGGGGCGGACAGTCACCGCATAACTTTAATCCGAGCTATGCCTTTGATGTGGCTTTTGTGAAGGCGGGGAAGACCGACTGGAACGAAAAACTCTTCCGCGAGTTTGCCCGGCTGGTGACCGATCCCCGCATTCAGTGGGGCGGTACCTTCCGCAGCCTGCCGGATATGCCGCACTTCGAGCTCAGGGGCTGGCAGCAGCTTACAAAGTAACCGTTCACTCTTCCGCCGGCGGAGCCCGCAGCCCCGCCGGCCATTAACCGCAGCCACATGATTCAGATCCGTAACGATGCGGGGCAATTCCTTCAGCTTTCCGCCGGGCAGGGCATCACCGTCGAGCAGGCCTCGGGCTGGCTGTCGGACGACAACCTGCCCGGCGCCTTCTCCTACCCCATTACCGCTCCGCTCAACGAGCACAACGAGCGGTTTCTGTCCTACAGCTGGCGGCCGGGCCACATCTCCCCGCAGATGGAGCTGCCCGTTAACGTCAACCTGGCCGGCATGCTCTACCGGCGCTGCACCTTCTCCTACCGGATCCGGGACGCCAAAATTGACGGGTATCTGAAAATCGACGGCGGCGAGGCCTTCTCAAAGCTCAAGGAGAAGCGGCTGGGGGAAGTACTGCCCGCCGGCATTCCCATGGCCGGCTATCCCGGTCAGCTGAAGGCCAGGCTCAGACAAATCGCCGCCATGGCGCCGGGCTCCTTCCCGTTTACGTTTTTTCCGGTGTACAACGAGCTGATGATTGAGCCGGAGTTCGGGGCCGACAAGCTGCCGGGCTTTACCCGCAGCAGCTACATTAATAACTGGGACCGGTATGATTTCGTGGTCGATTCGGCCGGTAAAACCGGCAACCTGATCAGCCCGCAGTTTTATCTGGCATGGATTGTTGAACAGGTGCTGCTGGCTGCGGGCTACCGCATGCAGGGGGACTTTTTCTCCCGGCCCGAAATCCGCCGGCTGGTGGTGCTGAATCTGACGGCCATGAGCGTTAAGACGGGCTTTTCCTCGCTTTTCCCCGATTACGTCTATCCCCGCTACCATGTGCCGGATATGACCGTCAGCGATTTTCTGAAGGCCGTCAAAACCCGCTTCGGGCTGGTGTTCGGCTTTAACTCGACGGAGAAGACCTGCACCATCCGGTGTTTTTCCGATGTGTGGCGGGAGCGGCCCGACCGGGACTGGCGGAGCTTTCAGAAGCCGGACTACGGCATTGAAGAGGCATCGGGATCGGGCTACACCATCGAGGAGTACCTGGATCCGGAGGATGAACTCTATAAGGTCCCCGACGGCAAGGGCGGCCTGACCCTGAGCCAGCCCGGAACCTACGTATCCGGCGACGGAGCAAACCGGATTACCATGCCCGTCGGTACGGCCAATATCACCTATCTGGTGACGCCCTACAATCAGGCCGCTAAATGGATCGTGCCGGTGGTGCGCCAGCCGGGCAACATTCTGGATCCGGCCTACCAGGCCTCGGCGCGGTATGTGACCGACGGCCAGCGCAAAAACAGCTGCGGGCTCAGGCTGCTCTCCTACATGGGCATGCAGAAGGATTCGGCCGGTTCGCTCTATCCGCTGGCCACGTCGGCCGTGCGCGACGGGACGCAGGCGCAGATCAGCAGCTTCTCCCCCGCCCTGTCGGGCCGCTTCGGGGGCTGGCATGGCGGGCTGGCGCTGTATTATTACTTTCTGTCCAATACCCGCAAAGTCACGGCCGACATGCTTCTTCCCGCGCAGGAGCTGGCCGCGCTGAAACTGCACAAGCCGGTAATGCTGTGGTTTGACCGCCAGCCGGGTCAGTTTCTGCCGGCCAAGATCACCGCCGAAGCACCGGGCCCCTCGGGCCTGCTCAAAGTCCGCGGGGAGTTTCAGACCGTGCCGGCAGCGATCAGCCTGGGCACAGAGTCATTTCCGGATCCGGTCTGGGTGGAGTGGACCGAAACCCGCACGCAGGCCTCGCGCTCGCAGTCGGGCGTGGTCTTCGTCGAGCGCCGCATTACCATCACCGTGAAGTGCTGGAAAGAGCGCCAGCGCATCACCCCGGCGGCCGTGCAGTCACTGCCGCTCAGGGTCAGAAAAAAGGTGGACTATGTAGTAGGCTCTTCGCAGCCCGACGTGGAAACGATCCAGACTTATTACGGCACCGGCACGCAGACCGTGCTGGAGAATAATACACTGGCCGACCGGCTTCAGTCCGGATCGATGCTGGCCGGCCTTCAGTTCTACACCACCACGTATCAGCTTGAACCTGGCGACGACTATAACATTATCTGATGGACTACCGCGATCTGGATATCAACGCAAAAATTAACCTGAGGGCCATGCTTCAGGCGTGGACCCGGGTGGCGCAGCAGCGCTTTCAGCAGAAGGAGATCACCCCCAAGGTATACGGGCTGATCACCAACCGCCGGGGCGTGCAGCGAACCAGCCTGGGCAAAAACTACCGGTTCGGGCAGGGCGAGCGCAAGTGGCTCAAGAAACGTACCTGGCAGCTGCGCGACAGCTGGCGCAGCCAGGTAACGGCCGGCAACGGCGGCGGGGCGGTGCAGTTATCGTTCCCGTTATACGGACGCTTTGTCGACATGGGCGTCGGGCGGGGCGTGGATTACCAGCTGGCAAAATACGCCCGCCGCAAGGCCAACGGCGAGGAGCTTAACCGCCAGCCCAGACGCTGGTACAGCAAGCGCAAGGCGTTTGAAACCCACCGGCTGCGTGAGCTGGCCGCCCGCTACTACGTCACGGTACCCGTCGACGTGATTGAAAACGCCTTATCAACGTCTATAACCCTTACTCCGTAACATGGGAATGACACAACAGGACCGGGCGGTCATTAACCTGGTCATCAACGGGCAGCAGGCCCAGACATCACTCAAGGAGATCACCCTGAGCACGGCCCGGCTGCGCTCGGAGATCATCAAAATGAAGGAGGCCGACAACCCCGAGCTCTACCGGGCAAAGGTCGCCGAATACCAGAAGATGGTGGCCGCCCAGAAGCAGATGGCCACCCAGATTAATAACACCACCACCGCCTGGCAGAAGTTCGGCCAGCGGTTTGCCGAGGTATCGGCGGGCGTACTGGGCGGCAACCTGATGACCATGGGCTTTCAGCAGATGCTGGGGCTGATTCCGGCCGTCACGCAGCGTGGCATGGAACTGAAGGACCAGCTGGCCGATATCGCCAAAACGGCCGACATGACCGATCTGGAAGTCGCCGGGCTCAACAAGGAGCTGCGTGGACTCAATACCCGTACCGCCACGAAGGATCTGCGCGAACTGGCGGCAGTGGGCGGTCAGTTCGGCATTGCGAAGGATCAGATGGCTGACTTTGTGGCGGGCGCCGACAAGATCAACGTGGCGCTGGGCGATCAGTTCGGCGGGGCCGAGCAGACGGTTACCCAGATGATGACCCTGCGCAATACGCTCCAGGACATCAAGACCGACCGCTCCGATCAGGATATGCTCCACATTGCCAACTCGATTAACGTACTGGAAGCTGCGGGGGCGGCTACGGCGCCCGTGATTGCGGACTTTACCAGCCGGATCGGCGGGGTGGCTATCCCGCTGGGCCTTACCTCGGCTCAGACGCTGGGACTCTCGGCCGCCCTTCAGGAAATGAACGTAACCGCCGAGCGGGGCTCAACGGCGGTAATCGACATCCTGAACGGCATGGCCAAGGCGCCGGCTGAATTTGCTCGGTATGCTATTGGTGCAGACGGGGCGAAACTAAGCAGCAAACAGTTTGCCGATCTGGTCAATAACGACCTGATGGGCGCACTGCTGTCGGTGGCCCGCGGCTTTAATACCGGCGATACGTCGGCCACCGGTATGGCGAAGAAAATGGACCAGATGGGCCTGTCGGGAACCGGGGTCATGGAGATCTTCATGAAGCTGGCCACTAATACCGACATGGTCGAGCAGAAGATTGCGCTCGCCGGCAGCAGCATCGATCAGACCAGCAGCATCACCGGGGAGTTCAGCAAGCGTAACTACGCCCTGGCGGTGAACATGAAAAAGCTGGGCGAGTTTGTGTCCAATTTACTGACCTCTGATACACTGCTGGGGCTGGGATCTGCGTTGACAGACATTGCTGTCAGAATGCTCGGATTAAAATCCGAGACAGAAGATACAATACATGCGTTTGAGGAGCAGAAAAACAAGGTTCAGAATCTAAATACACAGATCGGGCCATTACTTAGCCGGATCGACGAACTTAAGAGTAAGACGAACCTCTCGAAAACAGAGCAGGATGAGCTCAGGAAGGCCGTTGATAAGGTAGCTCAGGTTATGCCAATTGCTGCTTCCGGCTTCGATCAGTATGGAAGGGCAATGGATATCAATACTGAAAAGGCCCGGAAGTTCATGGAGCAGCAGCAGTATATGGCTGAGTACCTCAACCGCGACGCGATCAAGGCTCAGGAAAATGAGCTGGCCCAGCTGGAAAAGCAGCGGGCGGCACGGGTAAAGGATCTCAACAAAGGTGAGGTAACAGAAAAAGCCGGCCCCGGGGGCGGAGGTATTGCCGGTAGTCAGGCGCAGATTACCCGTAAAATGACCAATGAGGAGCTGTCTGCGATCCAGCAGGAAACAACGGAGCTGAATGCGGAGATCGAAAAGCGGAAGGAAATACTAAAAGGGCTTAAGGGCTACAGCTTAGATGTACGCAGGGAGATGCGGCGGGCGCGGCTCGGGGAAGACGTCCCTAAAATGCCGGCTGGAATACCCCCGTCAAAAACAGGAACCGGTACCGCTACCGAAATTGATCCGACTAAGGAAGAGAAAGAGCGGCTCAAAGCAAAGGAAGACGCCGAGGAGGCGATCCGCGAGCTGAGCGCAAAGGCGCAGGCCGACGAGAAAACCCGCGAGCTGGAGCGGGTGAAAGCCAACTATGAGAAGGAGCGGAAGAAGGCCAACGATGCCAAAATCTCGGCTGAGCTGCGCAAAACGTGGCTGGCCAATATCGCCGGTGCCGAGAAAGTTGAGCTCAAGCAGATCGAGGAGAAATACGATAAGCAGGAGCGCGACCGGCAGCAGAAAAAAATCGAGCAGCTGCTGAAGGATGCCGACGAGGAGCTGCAGATTAAAAAGCGGGTTGCGCTGGCCGACGTAAAGGCCGATCAGGCAGCGGGCAAAATCACCGACGAAGAAGCGAAGGCGGCGCAGCTGGTTGTCGAACAGACATATCTGGAGGCCCGCCGGCTGCTGTATACGGCCCACTACGAAACGCTCCAGGAACTGGCTAAAACCGATGCGGAGCGGCTGGAAGAAATCGCCCGCCAGAAAAAGGAGCGGCTGGCCGAGATTGATACGGCCATTCAGGAAAACGAAACCAGCCAGCAGCAGGCCAAATCCGAGATCGTCGAGGCTGAGACCAAAACCCGCAGCGAGCAGGAGCAGAAGGAAGAAAAAAACCGGGCAGATGCCCTGAAGGCCCACATGGACCGTCGCCGCGATATCTTTAACGATTCGGTGATGGTGCTCAAGGGCTTTTTTAAGGAAAACACCAAGGTTTACAGGGCGGCGCTGATCGCCCAGCAGGCCTGGGCGCTGGCCGAAACGGGCATCGAATACGGCCGGGCGCTGATGAAGTCCGTGGCCGCCGCTGCCGGCATTCCGTTCCCGGCCAACCTTTTAGCGATCGCTAAAAGTGCGGCCGTGCCGACGCTGAGTTTTGCCGGTGCCGTGGCCCGGATCCGGGCCCAGAAGTTTGACGCCCCGCAGTTTATTGACGGGGGCTTTACCCGCGACACGACCGGTATGCCCGGCGGATTTTACAGCACCCCGACGTTTTTTTCGGGGAAAAATTATTCGGTCAGCGAAGACGGCCGCCCGGAGTTTGTTATCAACAACAGGGCGCTTCAGGTGCCGGCGGTTGCCAACTTTGCCCGCATGCTCGACGTGGTGCAGCGCTCGGGGAATTATTCGGCTGTGGGAAACAGCTCGCCATCCGGATCCGGCAACGAGGCGCTGCTGGCTGAGATCCGGGCCATGCGGCAGGATATGCAGCAATCGGCTCAGCGACCCGTTTACGCCAAAATCCATTACCAGGCATGGGAGGATGAGACCGGCCGGATCAGCGACATCCGGAATCAGACAAGTTTATGAGTCTGTTTTTGGGCTGTAGCATGAAAGCCCGTACAGTTTCGTGTGCGGGCTTTTTTAAGTTCTATCGCACTTTTCACCGATACCTATTGTTTTTTTTTACAATACCTGTTGTAAAAAAACGTATTGTATGTAGTGTTATTTGCTTTCTATGTTGCATATTCGCGCTGCAAATCCCGTGAAAACCAGAGACATCATGACCCAAAACTACATCGCCATGAAAAAGATAGTATACGCAAATCCTTTGTATCTCGCACTCTAACCTATGTTTTTGCCAGTTGAGAAACTGCCAGCTAAAATGTCCCATACAGTTACTTATTTGTTACGAATCAGTCAGTTAATGGTTAATTAAACGTTGAAACAACGAGGTTAGGCACATTCTTTGTGGCCTCAACAATCAATGTATTGTCTATTCGAGACCGTGCACCAATAAGTTATCTGTAAACCAATACTTTCCGAGAGACGAAGACACATGAATAAAGAAACTCCCAACGAGTATAAAAGTGTAACCGCGCACTATATAAAAAATGAGCTTTTCAGGACCGTTTATGTTAGTGGCGTATACGGAGGATTTACACCGGAAGGCTTATTGAATGTAAACTTTTTTACCGAACGAGCGACAATTCCCCAGCAAATCACGATTACCCCTATTCAGGACGGGCAAAGATTACGCCTCGAAGAATCAAACCCTGTTGGAAAGCAAGGCATAACCAGGGAATTGCAGGTAGGAACTGTTATGAGTATCCAACAGGCACAGGCTTTACAGATCTGGCTTGCGGATAAAATTGAAGAGTTCAACAGGTTCAACCAATAAAGCCTCATAAAAGCATTATGGTAGATCTTTTTTTTAAACAATCGACAATACACGGAACAATTAACTCGGCAAAGATATGGATACTAGCTCCTCTTACCGTGTTGCCTCCCGTCCAAACAGCCAAAGCAGTAAGACAGCCATCATTTTCAGGCGTATCAGTTTTATATATGCCTCAATTTCTTGAGCAATTCATTGAAGAGGATGAAGTAAATAATTCAGAAGTTGAACGCCTGAATCAAGCGAATACGGCTATGCTCCCTGCCTCGATTGAACACTTACCTAAAGAGACGATAAAATTCATCTCTCAGAAAAACATATTAGCTGATGACATCTATACAGCTGATGAAGAATTAACCATTGTATTTTACAATCACGGAAAAAAACATATTGTTGATTTCTATCCCAACGGCGAGATTGCCTTCGTCATCAAAGACGGCAATAATTTCAAGACATGGGACTTAAATGAAGAAACTTTTTATGACACACTTATAAACAACGTTGAATAATAAGACTCTATGCCCGCCGACGAAAAACCCTGTTGCCCAGAATGCGCACTAGTTATTCCTGTCCACTTACATCAACATGATCGGCCCCCTACCGATATCCAAGACGATGAAGTGCTTTATAGAAGGTTTTTTGTAAAGGGGCCAACAAAGGACTGGAAAGCAAGGGGCAAGCAAGATATGGCTAAGGTTTTTCAGCTTTCAAATGACTCATATAACCGGTCATCACTAAGCAATGAATCCGACGTGCTATTTGATGATACAGGTCATTATTTTGCAAATGCCGGTATTCTTTCTGTTTCGATCAAACAGATAAGAAGTGCAGCAGGAACTTACACGTTAGAAGCACAGGGGAGAATACCTGCCCGTATTCTTTATTTTAATGCCATCCATGATCCTATGCACTGCAATTATGCACATGCTCAACTGGAAATATGGGAAAATGGCACTAGGGCACCTTCTCAGCCAAGCTCCATGAAAACAGTATTCCGAGAAATGCTATCTGACAATTGCAAAATGATTCGGGATGTTACTGAAGATTAAAACCTGCCACATCGGCAGGTTTTTTATTTAGATTGCCGGTCCTAAACCCCGTAAAAATATGTCATCCCACACGAAATGCCCTAACTGCGGCAAGTCCTTCACCGGCATGTTTGCCACCAGTCCAACCACGGCCAAACAGACGGCCACGATTAACAAGTACACTAATGCCGACAAGGAAGGGTACTGCATTGTCTGTGCGCAGGATATCTACGCTCAGATCGGCAGAAGCCTGACGCAGCAGAAAAATGAACTCGACACCAGGCTTCGCCAGATCCTGCACAAGTTCCCGATCCTGACCAGCCCTGCGCCGGTTAACTGGGACTATGAGGTGCTGGGTATGATTACAACCCAGACCACCAGCGGCACCGGCTTTCTGACTGAACTGTCACGGGGCTGGAACGACCTGTTTGGTACCACCTCAAATGCCAGTAATCAGAAAATTGCAGCGGCTACCAGCGTCTGCATGACAGAGCTGCGAATCAAGGCCGCCAGGGCCGGCGCAAACGCCATTGTGTCAGCCGACATTGATTTCAGCGAAGTAGGATCCGGCAGCACCAATATGCTGATGGTGTGCATGGCCGGTACAGCGATCCGCGTAAAAAGTCTGGAGTATTTTCCGGAGGTCAACCGGCCGCTGATTATCGAATCGGTTGAGATTATTAAAAAACTGGATGAACTGGCAGAGGAAGATCTGCTGAAATAAGTATGGACGAAAACGAAATCATCAGCCAGCTCCGGGAATTCTTCCGAACGGCTGAACTGCCGGAAGCACCGGTGCAGCTTAATTCATATACCAGTATCAGCGACACGAAGTCCTTCGTCGAGGTATCGCTCCGGCTGATTGAAGGGCGCCTGCCAGCTCCTCGAAAAATGGCAATTGCAGAGCTCAGTCAGCTGAAGAAACTTATTGAGTCACGGTAGCGGCTCCGTTACTTCCCGCAGGTATTCCGTCCTATATATAAATAGTGGGTTTACTATTATATAGGACAAGCAGAACGGCCGGCTCAGATTGAGCCGGCCGTTTTTAATGGAACCAGATTACTTGCTATTAGCTGAATGGCATCATCGAAATCACTCAAATGTCAACAATGGGTCTTCTCCTGTGATTTCAAGAAAAGCAGGAAGAACCGATCCCCACCAAGCCTTAAATTCTAATGCCTTTTCCGGTACTCTGGTATTAACATATAATACCAGAGTAGTAAGCATCATCATCAATAACTGCTTCCCGATTAACTGAATAGTCTCCGGATTCCTTAACTGGATAATACCTGCACGCCCTTCAGAACTTACCTCTACCTTACCATGGTAAATATCTGTCGCATGTATTGTCCCTGACCATCCCCGGTAAAGCACCTCATACATACCGGCCAGTTTAAGATACTTAGCCAGTTCCTCAATGCTGTTAACCGTCTCCCTGTCATTAAAAAGTGTGTACCATGTAAGTTTGCGCTTTTTCCCGTTCCCGTCAATCCTGAGACGGTCATATTCCTTAAGAGCATCCGCATATCTCGGTTTTTGCAGGTTTCGTTCTAATTCCTGTTTCTGCTCTTCAAGATCCACAGGTACAGGTGGTATAAGCCCCGATATTATTGAGTCCGCAGCAAACGTTGCCTTGAGCTGCTTATACTCCTGCGTTGACGGATCTGATTTATCCAGATTGTCTTTCACTCGCAATAACCGGAAAAGATTAAAAGCCGCCCCCCTGTTCTCTGTGTCTTTTTCAAGAAGATAAGCCAGATGCATATGCGTCTCAAACATAGATCTCAACAGTGCCTTCACAGGTTCTGCTGAGGAATGGCGGATTAGCAGCGAGCCGGCATCCGCCATTTCCAGCGTATGCCGGAAAGACATCAGTACAGGTAAGTGATATTCCTCTTTTCGTTGTTTGTCTATATCCCATTTTAACAGGCGGGATCCCATATCGACAAAGCTATCGACAGTGCTGCTTACTTTTTCAGCTACGGCACTGACATCCGGCTGAAGCTTGCGGGGGATAATTTCTTCTATTCCTTCAAACATAAAATTATTGTTTACTACACCCGTAACATCATATTAATAAATGAGGTTCTTTCGCGACAACCTTTGTACAGAAAAACCCTCGGTTTCCTGTACCCGGGCCATTGAATACGAAGTCGGCCCGTTTCCGTTCATAAAATGCGTTCAGTATTCTAAATTCAGCAAATGCCCCGAAAGCGGGGTTTTCTGAACGCATATTATGAAAATCGGATACGCACGGGTCTCCACCGAAGACCAGCACCTGGATCTCCAGCTGTCGGCACTCACCGCCGCCGGCTGTGAAAAGATTTATCAGGAAAAAATCAGCGGGGCCAAAACCGACCGCCCCGAACTGGCCCGCCTGCTGGAGCACATCCGCCAGGGCGATGAGGTCATCGTCTGGAAGCTCGACCGGCTGGGCCGCTCGCTGCCGCACCTGGTTGAGCTGGTCACCCGGTTCGCCGACCGCGGAGTAGCCTTCACCAGCCTTCAGGAAAAGATCGATACTTCGAGCCCCAGCGGCAAGCTGATCTTTCATATTTTCTGCTCACTGGCCGAGTTTGAGCGGGAGCTGATCCGCGAGCGGACCAACGCCGGCATTAAGGCGGCCAGAGAGCAGGGCCGCGTCGGTGGCCGGCCGAAGGGACTCTCGCCGGCGGCGGAGAAAACGGCGAAGACAGCCGAGGCACTTTACCGGGCAAACCACCACATCCAGGAGATTGCCCGCCAGCTGGGCAAATCAAAGGTCACCATCTACAAATACCTGCGATCGCGGGGCATTGAATTTCAGGAACAGTAACTATGAAGAGAAGAGATTTTGTTATCAGACTTATCGGAGGGGTCGGTGTACTGGTTGTATCACCCGCGATCTCATCCACAGAAAAATGCTATCGGTTTGACGATCTGTTTGATCGTACTGTTTATAACAATACGAGATATCATCACCTGAAACCGTCTCCGCTTTATGACGGCATTATCGGTGAGCTTCATACGCAGGGACGCATTCGTAAGGGCAGACATGAATATTACTGCCTTGGCACGTATGACTATAGCTTCAGTAATGAGCCAAGTCTTACTCATCCCAGCAAATGCTTCTCAATTCCCATAAAAGAGTCCTATACCCTGTCTGAATTAAGAGTTATCTCTGAAAATGTAATGGAGGCACTGGCTTCCATTGAATATATTATAGAAAATGAACGAACTATTGGTTTCGCTTTCTTCAATACTGTTCCTGATCAACTTCACCTACGTTATGATGGCAACTTCAGAAGAGACCGGACTATCGTAACCTGACAAACCATGTCGGGATCTGAATTACTCATAACTATAATCACCCTAACCATGGTTAAGCGTAACAAACTTTAAAACAAAATGAACTGGTACAAAAAATCTAACTACCCACTACCCAAAGCTGGAACGGTAATCGTTTCCGTCTATAGGGTACATGATAATACTGAGTTTACCGCTGCGGTAGAATGCAGCGAAATTGGTCCGCTTGATAAGGACGGTGACACATTCATGTACGCTGACGAAATTATTGCATGGATGTATCTGCCCAAGCCCTATAGCGGGACAAGTACAGGGTATTTTATCGGATGAAAGGTATTAACCCGCGGGCACGCTTTGAGCCGGAAGAACCTGACCGGATTGACGTCGATGAAGCCAGACTCCGCTGGAACGAAGAAACCCGGCGGATTGCCAGAGAGCAGCGCGTATCAATACCCGATGCGGAGCAGATCCTGTTTGACCGCTGGCGGGAATTTCAAAGAGTTTTACACACGTAGCTATGACCAGGCTGGAAGAGATTCAAATCAAACGGGAATTCTACAAAAAGCTCACGAAAAAGCTGGAGCGGATTGCTCAGGGCGAGCTGACGCTTACTGACTACATAGCCGAGGTGGGCGAAAAACTGGAGCGGCTTGACAGTGAGCTAATGGAAATGATCGGCCGGCAGATGCAGCTTGACAGTGACAACAACCGGTCATTCAGTTTCGGCGGAGGTGATTTTGGCGGAGGCGGGTCCGGCGGATCGTATGACAGCGATTCATCGTATAATTCCGGCAGATCCGGGGACAGCAGCAGCGATTCCGGAGCTGCCGGATGGGATTGATCGTTTGCGCCACTAAATCATGTAAAAGCATCACCCTGATCAGTACCTGGTTAACTTAGCACAGTTAGTTTTATTCTCGGTTCTTATGCATCAGGATCCCGGGCATTCATCAATGAGTGGCCGGGACTTTTTATGTCGATCCGGTAAACATACAGGCGTTTCGTGTTGATTTGGTGGTACCTGATCGACACATCAGTCACCACCAAATCACGTAAAAGCACCAACCGGCCTGGGAGCGGCTATATTTACTGGCTAATGTTTTATTACGGTGGGATAGGATCCCGGTTACCCGTCTGGGGTGGCCGGGACTTTTTTTGTATGTTCGGGGGATGATTGAGGTGATAGATCTGTTCGAACGCACACCCGGGCGCTGGCATCCGGATGTGATGAAAAGCGGGCATGACTGGGAGACGGTGCTGGTGGAACTGCGGCAGGCGATCCTGCATATCCGGACGGATCCGTTCCGGGTGACGGTAAAGGTGAAGGGTGACAGGCTGGCAGGCATGAAGGTAGAGGTGATCTGCGCCAATCTGGTCATCCGGCGGCGGGTGATCGACAAACTACTGCCGGTGGTGACCCCGAAGCAGGAGCCGCGCCCGAAGCCGCAGCGGGATGATCAGCTGGCTGCCTACCGGCAGGACCGGCGGGTAATCTCGCTTACCCAAAAGATTGATGAGCTGGACCGGCCGGATCTGACAAGTGAGGAACAGGCCAGACGGGCAATGTTTATCCGGATCCTGAATGATCTGAAGACCCGGGAGTATCCGGATTTATAGTTTCGGTTGAGTCAAACCAGATCAGCCTGTTTGCTCATATTCACAGTATCTGTTTCAGGTAGTATCACTCATCAAATCGTTACGTAGTACGCTTAATAAATTCCGTCTGCCCGCCTCTTTGATCTGTAACTATTTTCATAAATTGTTGACTCACCATAATAAAAACAAATAATGAAAGTTTTCATAAGCTGGTCAGGTACAAGAAGTAAACAGGTAGCAACACTTTTTAATGACTGGATACCAATGGTACTGCAATCTGTCGAATGCTGGATTTCAACAACAGATATTGAACGCGGGTCTATGTGGTCTAAAGAGATTTTTGCTCACCTAAACGAGGCATCGATAGGTATCGTCTGCCTGACAGAAGAAAATAAGAACAATCCATGGATTTTGTTTGAAACAGGAGCTTTATCAAAAGGTCTTCCGGAGAATCGTGTGTGTCCTTTTTTAATTGATCTTACGGTATCAAATGTAGGGTCGCCTCTTTCACTCTTCAATCTGGTGATTAGAGATAAAGAGTCTGTACGACAATTAATGAGAACAATAAACAACGCTCTTCTTGATAAGTCTTTAGAAGAGAATAGATTTAATAGAACATTCGAAAAGTATTGGCCCGAGTTTGATAGTAGCCTTGATGAAATTATAGAGCAAACGAAGTCTGAAGATATACAGTCTGAAATAGAGCCGGCTAAACCTGCAAGTGAGCAATTACTGCATGATCTGGCCTCAAATATCCTTCGGCTGGCTAATCGCATAAGTGGTATGGATATGAATATCAACCAATTATTTAACGAGGTCAGAAATCATCCGGGATCCCGGTTGTCGACTGAGGCTTTAGCATACCGTATGCCGAAGGAATTAGGCACCCCCGGAATCGGAGCTAAGGATTACCTGGATAAAATGGTGGAATTAAACCGGAGTCCGGAAGAAATGGTAACTGATTTGATGAGATTGTATGGAACAGGAGAATCCTTTGCAGCTATTAATGTTTCTCAGTACTTAAAAAACTTTCATAATATAGACTGGGAGCCTGTAAACCAGGACTAGGTTTTGAATAGTAATTATCAAGGAATAAATAAAGCCCGGCAGTCCCGGGCTTACTCATTTACGCGGCTTTAGGTGGGTGGATATCGTGCCATGAGGTCAGCAGGTTACGGATCCGGTTGCGGCGCGGCCGTACGTAGTGACGCAGCCGTTTAGTGGTGGTCAGCCCCAGCAGCTGGGCCACATCTTCGATGGGAACCATGAGCTCGTTCAGCGCCATATCGGCAAAGGTTTTCCGTGAGATCTTGGTGCTCAGGCCAGGCGGCAGGCCGACGTGCGCGGCAATAATCTTCAGGTGATCGTTGCGCCGCTGATTCGATTTGGACGGCAGCTTCGTTAGATCCGAACCGTATTTTTTATAGATGGCCACCGCCGGCTCCAGCAGCTTGACAAAAAAAGGCTTTTTGGTCTTGCCACGCCGGCCCTGGAGCCAGTACTCCCCTTTTTCTTCTTCGATGGTGTATTTTTTGGAGGTATAATCGGCATGGTGCATGCCGGTGAAACAGTTGAACACAAACGAATCCCGCTCCCGGTCCAGGGCAATGGCCGACTTTTCGGGCAGGCCCAGGGCAAAGAAATCAAAGTCGATCAGCCGCTGGAGCTGCTCATGGGTCAGGTGAGTAGTGTCCGGATCCTCGTCGTCGGCTTCGATCACGTAGCCCGCCAGCGGATTACGCTTAATGTACTTACGGGAATCGTTTGCCGCCCACTTCAGCACGGCGCGGAGGTGCTTGAGGTGTTTTTCGACGTGTGAATACTTGAAAACCCGCCCTTCCAGCAGAAAATCCATCAGCGTATCCGCCTGCTTTTCGGTGATGGAGCTTGCCGGCAGCTGGTCTTTTTTAATGGATTTGAGCCAGTCGGTGATGTTCTTGACGTAATTCTCCTGAATATCGACCGTGGCCTGGCTGAGCTTACCCCGTGCGACGCGGGCACGCTGCGCTTCCAGATGCAGATCGGCCAGATCACTAAAGGTAAAGACCAGCCGCCGGGTAACGGTTTTGGTGATGGTTTTACCCTTTACCTGGATCTGGACCTGTTCGCGGATCACGTCGTGATCCATGCAGCGGGATTTGATCAGCGCGGCCGTAATATCAAGACCTTCGTCGTGCAGCGACCGTTCGATATCCCATATACGATCAGATATCCGTTTGAGCCGCATGTTCTGTTCCTTTGCCCAGACGCTGCTGCCGGTGATGTGCTGGGCGGTGCGGTCCCACTGTTCGGGGGTACAGGTGATGTGGGTGGATCCGATTTCTTCCCGTTCGCCCTTATAGGTTACGCGGGCCTGAATGGTGCCGGACTTGCCGTCCTTTTTTTTACGGTACCAGAAGAGGAGTGACATTTGAGAAATGTTGAACAT